TCGACACGGTTACGGTGGGTGACACTGTGCTGATACTAGACTTCGACACGGTTACGGTGGGTGACACTGTGCTGATACTAGACTTCGACACGGTTACGGTGGGTGACACTGTGCTGATACTAGACTTCGACACGGTTACGGTGGGTGACACTGTGCTGATACTAGACTTTGACACGGTTACGGTGGGTGACGACGTGCTCACCTGAGAACGCGCCACTATTCCACTGGGTGACAAGGTACTTACAGCAGATTTAGAGAGACTTGCAGTTCCTGTGTTTGTAGATGAAGATGTACCGACAGCGGAATGCGTCAAGGACGGCATCAAAGACGGTGTCAAATACGTCGAATTCGATACCCCAGTTACCCCCGATTGACCCGTAACCAACAAACTTGCCGTTAGAGCCGTTATTACACGTAACAGCATTATATATTTGACGGAGATAAGTCTTAAACCTTCTATTCTTTCGAATTCTTGGAAATACTTTTGTAGTACGCTTCGTAGGACAAGGTTTCCGGTGCATCCGTATTGGAAAGAATAGGAGCAACCCAGCGATTAAAGAGCTTCTGTCCAATCCGAACAGAGGCGTCGTTTTCGGTTGTTTTCCCAGCTTCTATCTTGCGTTTCTCACTCAACATGTAAAAAAATGTGCCATCGAGCTTATCATCCGCATGAAGTGCAAACACCGCCGGATAAAAATCAAACAATGTAGCATTCTCACTTTTCAGTGCATTCAGATACTCTTCGGGATTTGTTTGTTGAAGATGCTTATACTTGTCTTTTGATGCATCCATAGTGCGAACCATTGCTTGGATCTCAGTTGCGGTATGTGCGGTTGCCATTATGGTTGATAACGACATTCTTCTGTAAAAGTGTCCGCGTAATACAATGGCTCAAACAGTGAACTCCGGAGGGCAAATCATGATTGGTGCTCTTCGTCCGCCTGAGGAGATGAAACCTGTTCAACAGTTAGGTTCTGCCATCACCGCAGCGGCAGGAGCTGTTGCCGAAAAAACTGCTGGTCAAAACCAGGCGCTAAATATACTCGGTGGAAAAATGACCGGAGGGGCGTCGATCGCCGCTGGAGCTGTCGAAGAGAAAAATATACCATACACCCCGTCGGCAGGTGGTGTCAATCATGCGCAAGTATTTGCAAATATGGGTGGACTCAAAGCTGCTGCCTTAGAAGGTGGAAAGTATGATGCTCTAGGGAGTGCTCCTCCTCGAATCGTCGGAGGTTCTCGTAAAAGAAGACCTCACAAAAAAGGTAATGCAAGGAGTATCCATCACAACACTCGGAAACGTCGGAGGACTTCTCGCAAGTCTCGTATCGTTCGTCATTCTCGTCACCGGCTACGTTCTCGTCATAGAAAAACGACCTCTGCCTAGTGATATAGTGTTTTATCTGGTTATTTTCAATATTGTTCTCGCAGTTGGGCTGTTTGTTTCATGGTGGTACATCAATCAACGTTCGATCACAGTGACCGACTAAGATACTCGGCCATATGTGGGGTTAATTTCTCCACAAAGGATCGACAGTCTTCACTCGAGGTGAGCGCCGTCAGATTGATTTTTCCCGTTCGAAAGACACAGGCTGTCCAACGCTCCGGAAACACAATCTTGACACACGGAGACACATCCGGTTCGAAATCGGCACGAATACCCTTTTCCTGAAAGAAACGCTGCATCGAGAGTCGAGATATTTTCGAATCTGCCGGAAGTGACGTCGTATAATTCATAAGAACAACTCGTCGTGAACTGTGTACCCACCCCCCTTCTCGAATGCAGCCGTCGGGGAGGTCGTGAAACACAGATTCCAATCGTGAGAGAGACGATGTCTCATATGCCGGATCAAGAATGCCCGTCATATGAAATACGCCGTTGTGAAAGATCTTGATGGTAATCTCTTTTTGCGGCAAAGTACCTGCACCGTCATCCAGTACCACTACGGTCACGGAATTGTTTCCAAATCCCGAGGATGTGGATGTCTTTGGGTTGCGGCGGCGTATCCGGTCACGTTTGCTTTCTCCACGGCGTAGAACACCCTTCTTTTCGACCTTGATGATGGTCTCATTGATAGGGATCATATGTAGCAGGTTATCGGTGTTCAACTTCATTTGAAACGTGTGCAGTACCACCATGGTGGAGAGTTTCGGAACGGCCAACATGAGAATGCGATTCAATGACCTGGATGTATTTGGTTCCGTTTTTCCATGAAGTCGGGAGTATCAAGGGGTTCGATACAACAATATACATATCACATTGAGTAAACCCTCGTCGCATACGAGTTTCTTCCATGGGTGTCAGCATCAGTAGAGGGTCGAGATATCCGGCATATATATGTCCTCCCGAATGATGATCACAATAGTCTCGAATCGCATTGGGAAGATCGGCAGTCACCACTTTCGAGAGATCGAGATATCCCGTCGGAAGATATTCTTCGGCAATCCGTGCAGTCTCCAATATATCAACTCCCGCAAATACCCACAACATGAATATATCTGTACGACTGGTTCTAAATGTTCGCGATGAAGTGAACGATTCTTTCTAGGTGTGTAGAAACAAATGTATCGTGGCCCAGCTCCGTCTACGCCCGTGAAGCAGTATCGCAAATTAAGAAAAACCCTCTTGGTTGATTCTCGTGATCGTTTGCCGTCACAAACCCCAACGAAATACACAGTCAATCTACCGAAAGTATACGAGAATGTGTATTCCGTTGCCCTGCGTAGCGCAGAGATACCGTTCACCTGGTATGTATTCTCCGCGGCAAACGGAAATACCACCATGCATGTATCTGGAGCAGGAAGTGGAAATACTGTTGCCGTCACTATACCCGACGGAAACTATACGAGTGACACCATCGTTACTGCGCTCAATGCTGCGTTTGCAAGTGCTGGACGTTCAGCAATTACATGCGTCTATGATACAGTGACAAGTAAGCTGGTATTTACATCCATCTCGGGTGATTTCGTATTTCATTTTTCAGGATACCCACAGAAATCCACGACATGTGGATCACCTCAGATACAAACTCCAACTTCGTCTTGGTGGGGACTTGGTTACTTTCTGGGATTCAATCAAGTAGATCAGACTTCTTCGAGTAGCACTCTGAGTTCCAACTTCATAGTGCAGCTGAATGCATACAATTATATCCTTATGGAACTGGATTTTATCAACAAAGAGGATGAGACATCGTATGACGGACGTTTATCCGGTCGTGTCGATGGCTGTTTTGCAAAGATACCTATCACCGGAAATACAAACGATATCATATTCTATCGTGATATTTGTACTCCCATGAACAGAAGTGTAATGAGCCCACCACTGTCCCAACTGAAATCTCTTTCGGTAAAGTTCCGGTTCCACAATGGTCAGTTGATCAATTTCAATAATGTGGATCATTCGTTTACACTTGAGTTTGAGTTGCTCGAGAATGGGTTTGACGAGTATTCGTCGCTCGAGTTTGCCCCTATGTGAGAGCTCACTTATCGATAGAGTCACACGAGTGGCATGTTCCGGTAAATGGTGGGGCATTGGACTGTACCACCTTGTTCGTATTGTGCCCCATCCCAAAATGCTCCGCAAGGTTGAATGGTCTCGGTACACGTATCTCTCCGGGGAGTGCAACCGGACAAGTGATCACTTTGGGCATGGTTGGAGCAACAAATCCGGCACCCTGTGTACCTACTAGAAACTGATTGGGTACATTCGACACCGTACAGGTGTCTTCTGGTACCACATATGCTGCTGCAGCCGTTCGGTAGGCACTTCCCGTTTTCATCGCCTGAATCACCGATGCATCATGCCATCGAACCATGTTCGTGGAACTCCCCTTCTTGTTGAAGGATAGCGGTATAGAATCCCCGGCAACTTGAGTAATGCTTCCATCCATACCAATTACAAATCCCTTGAATCCGAGCCCCGACGAGGGGTACTTCGCCTGAATATATCCCTGTAGTTTGACTATTTCAGCGGTATGTTGGTTGATATCATTATCGGTTGCAGCAAGATTCCCAAATTTAATTGCCTTGTATGCTCCACAATCTAAGTGGTCAAACACCCAAACTTCAGTGATATTGTGAAGGGCAACCGCCACGTCTACGTGGTCAAAGAACGTCGTACCCCATGTTTCTCCAAGATTTCCAATCCCTGCACTGTTCGTAGCAATAAGGCTAAGCGGATAGTAGCTGCTCTGGACCCCGTTCCCACGAGCAGTGGGGAACGAGGGTGTTGATGTGTAAGACTGATTCGCTCCCAATGCCGCTCCCGCCAGATTGAATAGATCGTAGTTAAATTGAACCAGTTTGTAATTCACTAAGAAGGAGGAGAGAATCTCTGTAAATCTAGGATCAATGCAACCAAGTACCAACACATTTGCACCATACCCCTGGACAGTATCGCATTGAATGGGGTCAGTTGGGAGTGGGTTGGTTAGGTTGTAGACACATCCCGTTGTATCTGTGAAAAGTCCAGAGATTCCGGCTGTAAATATATTGCTACCCGGTGTCGAGATGTTTGTAGAATTTGCACGAAAATTAGTCGTTCGAACAAGACCCGACAACGTATTGAACTGAGTGACATGATTGGATAGAGCACCGCCACCACCTGGTGTTAGACAGGTTGCAAATGCCCCGCAATCCGAATGATCAATCACTAGACATTGACTGACATTATGTAGAGTAATTGCTAACTGTACGTGATCGAGAAGTGTTTTCTGCCAATTGGTGTTTGCGATGCCGCATGTACTATGTCCAACAATGTTGCCACCTAAACTGGATCCTGCCAATGTAAAAAGATCGTATGTGAATCCGTTGGAGCCCAGTTGACTTAGTAAAAACTGTTCTGTCGCATTTGCGTATCGAGGATCGATACACGAAAGTACAAATGCTTTGGCTGCATTGTTGTTGGGTGGAGTTCCAGCATAGATCGGTATCGTGTAGGGTTCCGACGGAAAAACAGAATGCTGTTTTCGGATTCGAGCGGTTACTTCCGAACTATCCTGTAAATTTATAGACGGCGGTCGCGTGAGTGTACGTTCTACTTCCTGTCGTCGCAGAGCCATCAGTTCCCCACTGCTGTAGGTTCTTTTTGCTGCAAACGTTTGAGGTTGCATATGTTATATTCATCTCACAAAAGTTCGACACAAGTTAACATGTGTCTCCGACAGCACTCTCGAGTGAGACCAACACTATCCATCGCTCGTCCCTCGGCTGTTTTCGACGTAGTCTTGGTGAGGTATGGGATCTCCTTGTCGTCTTTGCGACCGTCAGACACCTTGTTGCGAGTGACGGCCTCCTGATATGCATCCCACTTCCCCGCGAGAATCGTATTGCACGTAACGCATCGGATTGGAATGAGCATGGTATGTATTGTCTATAACTTAGCAAACATCCCGTTCCATTTTCTTCGCTCTGGATAAGAGATGATTGTGGCAAATTCCAACGATCTGTACGCTGCGATCATCACATTATGTGTTGCGGTTCTCCCGGTAGCCACGGGGGTTCCGTTCGACGTCTTGCGCACAATTCAGAGCTACCCAACCTTTGTCCGAGCGACGTGGGTCGGAGTGATCGTCTTCCTTCTGTGGAAGAAATACACGTTAACAGCGATCGTACTGTTGGCGCTCGGTATGATTCTGCGTTTTGAGGTATTCTCGTCCTTCGTCTATTCTCAGGAAGGCATCCTCGCTCAATATGCGGCCGCCCAACGCAATGATCCACGTGTCGACACATCCCGACAACTGGACTTACTCATTGCGGACAATGCTCTCGTACGCGACCCGGCACGATGGCTCGATAGTGGACGAAAAAGGGCTCCTCTCCTACTGTACCCGCCATCGCTCGATCAGCTGAAAATGATTGGAAATTAACCCTGAATTACAACTCGAGGGGCTGTGGGTGTCGGTTCATCCGAACGTAATGCTCGATTGACCCGAACATGCTCCAGATCACCCACCACTTCTGGTTTTTCCAGTTCCACCGAGGTGGCAAACTGTTTTCGAAACTGGGATATCACAGATTCTAAAATGATTGGAGATATCTCTTGAAGACGATCTTGTTCCGAACGTACCAGTCTCAAGAAATCTTGAGCAGGTACGCGCTGATCTCGTCGTAATACCAATTCACTCGAGATAATCCGATGGAGTTTTCCGTACGCGATGGCCGCAGCTCGATGGGATTCAGCATACTGTGCGGTTTTCATAAACTGATTCACCGTGATGAGTGCTCCCGAACTAATCGTAGTGATTCCCACAATCAGTCCTGCCGGTTGCTGAAAACTCGACGGAAAAATACTCGTAAGTCCCATCGTCACAGATCCACTGAGAGCCGTGACGATTACCGACGGAATGGTTAAATAAAAATTGTACCGTTCGTATATTACCTGACACCGTCCGTGAAGCCAACGTGAACAGTTTGAACGGTCAGCAATGGCGGCAAGTAATGTTTCGTGGCTGGAATTCCACGTCGAGGCAACTTCGGACGGGGATTCGGACACCTCTTCCTGTAATTTATCGAGAGTTGTCTCCATTATTACCATGCGAGTAGCAATTCTGACGTAGACCAGAATTCAGTTGCACCATTCGGTAGAACGCGCCGAATAAGGTACGGGAGTTTTCGTTCCAGGATCTCGCGTTCGGCAACTTTCCACAGAAAGCGTGGATCGTTCGTATTGAAATCGACGAGCGGAATCAGTGGAGCTGCACCTTCGGCGAGTTGTTGGGCACGACACGCGAGTAATGTAGTATACTCATACTTTGTAAAGTATCCTTGACTAATGCGAGGTACTTCCGAATGCTTACTCACTTCTTCACGAACAACGTACGACTGCATTAGTATATTTGAATATCTTTCTTTGTCGTAATTCGTTTTCACGTCTCCCGTTTCCGGGCAAAATGGATTTCCCCCATACTATGATATAGTCTATATCATAGAATGGCGTTTGTAACCAATACGTACATCCAGAACAGCTTTCGCGGTATCCAGGGCTTTGTGATTCTGATTACGTTGATCCCGTACCTCCTCTGTGGGTATATACTCTCGTTCTTCTTCTCGGATATGGGTCATATGACTGTGACGGTCACCTTTAAGCCACCGGAGGTTAACGATGAGTCTGTCGAGGCAGAAGATGCTCCAGCAGACGAAGACGACAACGAGAATGTACCAGCAGACGAGAACGACACTACCGTAGACAACGTACAACAACCTCCAGCTCCTGCATCCACTCCTATCGCTATTACTGCCGTGTCTACTCCGACTCTGAGTCCGGAGACCCAGACACCTGCGTTGGCTCCTCAATGGCTACCACTCACACCTATCCGTGATGTCGTGGATCAGGAGCCACCGGGTGCACCGGAGAGGCCTAGTCGCGCCGCCACCACCGCCGCCCCTCCCCGGGAGCTAAGCTCGACCTTCGACGAGGCAGCTTCCCACGATCTCGACGACCTCTTGCGCCACCACGCGACGTACCCTTCTTTGTAAAAAAGGAATACAACCCGTATGCTGTACCGGCCAGTAACGCATCACCAACCATGGTTCCACCTCGTTTCGGATGACGACGCATTGTCTTACGCCGTTTGCCACCCGAACAAACGCATCCACCTGATTTGCGTGTATTACTCATTGAACTTGACTTAGATATTTTTCATTGACGAGCGGGTGATTCACAATCTCTTCGGCTTCCATTTCCGACCCAGAAATTCCTATAAACTGAAGTGGATAGTTTGCAATCCTCAGAACAATACTCTCGGCCAATTCAGCAGGTAGAACTCCGTTATTTGCCATTCGATACCCATTTGCAGCCCAGGTATCCATTGCAGATGCTACGGCTTTCTCAACCGGTACCTCCAAAGACTTTACAAACTTTTCCAACATCTCCCGATGACCTACCTCACACACCGGACACGTCGATGGACGCGGTGTCTCGTGCTCTTCTTCATGAATCTCAAGAAAACGCTGCGCTATGACGAGCTTGGACGGCATACTGTTTGTTCACAACCGAATGCGTGTAAATCTCATAGGCAATCATGAAAAAAACTCGATTTTTGTTCATCTGGGTATGGTATGGCTCGAGTATTGGCCAGAGTACCCCAAGCAACTGATCCACTTCATGTGCATGAGTTTGTCCATCGGACGTTCGCATCGACAGCCACTCTTCAAACATCACCATCGTCACCACTGTGTAGTGATGGCTGAATGCGTGTAAACGCAAACTCGTTTGCGATCAGTTCTCGTTTCCGAGCCTCGACAATGTACTCGATACACTCTTCGGCTGTCTTGTTTCGACCGGTAGGCCAGAACGACTCGAGATGTCGACGAAGATCCTTCACCGAGAGAGACCACGGTTTCGACCATAACTCTGGTCGCTGAATCTTGATAACCGAGCTGTCATCGTTGATCTCTAGTTTTTGAATCGTCGCGTACCCCGGAGTCTTGAGAATATCCGTCATCTCGATCTCGATAATCTTACGGTTCTCCCGAAGCTTGTACACTTCCTTGTTGAGCTCCTTGAGTCGATCATCCAGACTCCGATACTTTCGGACACACTGAATCAACTCCTTTTGGGCTGCAGATGACATATTGATTCTATCTTCCTATGTGGAAAAAGACATTCGTTTTGAACAAAGATGGATACCAAGGAGATAGACGCTCTCCGGGTCGCATACAATAAAGAACATCGTCACGAAAAACCCATACGCAAAGGTTCCGCGATTCACGTTTGGAATGAGATTTCGAGACGTCTAAAAGACGCCTGTTCGTCTGCGACACCCGAGTGTATCGTAAGGAATCTGATCCACAAACCGGCCGCACCCATGTCCTGGAAATTTAATTCCGAAGAATGGCTCTCTTCCGACGATATCGATGCATGTCAGCGAGAATACGCCAAATTGATACCCGATTACTATTATGTGGACACGGTTCCTATTGATTTTGATACACATTCCGATACCGGCAAATGTCTCGTCTCTGCATTATGTTCATTAGACCTGCGTGATCTTCACAAGAAAGGAAAACGTCGTGTAGGTATCGTATTCAATACAGATGTATCCTCAGGTCCGGGTGAACACTGGATTGCCGCGTTCTGTGATTTTCGTGACGATCTCAAAACCAACCAAATGACGTTTTTTGACTCCTATGCCCAAGAACCAGAAAAAGAAATTAAAACACTGATGAATCGATGGGCCGAACAGATGCCTCCGATGCACCTTCAGTACAATCGTGTTCGTCATCAATACAAAAATGCGCAGTGTGGCATGTATTGTTTATACTTTTTGCACTGTTGTCTATTCGATATACCGATGAATACGCAGGTGCCGGACGATGTGATTGCGATGATGAGGCCTATGTTTTTCAAAGTGTCATAAGACAATGCAGATACTCTTGTATGCGATCCTTCTGGCATCGTTATGTCTGGGTGTCGGACTTGTGACATATGTGTATCTCTACATGACCAATCAGGCTCCTCCGTCGGACGCATCTCTTACAAAAGAACTCGACGTGTATCAGCAGATTGTCAAACCCGCCCCTCTCACCTGTCCTACGGACAATTATGTCACCGATTACACGGTTGCCGGTGCAGGATATTCTGTTCTCCCAGGGAAGACCGTCTACTCGTACGTGAGCGCAGAAACTATTACCAAAGTCATCGAAGGAGGTGCCCGAATTGTCGACATACCCATCTATGATGTGAACAAAGAGCCGGTCGTAGGTATCGCCGACTCGAATACCAAAAAGATGCTCACGTATAACACCGTACCGTTCGAAGCATGTTGTATCGCGGTCGCCAACAATGCATTCAAAACGACGTCGCCATTCATTATGAGTCTAGTGTTTCACACGGACGACACCGTCGTCATCAACAAATGTGCCGATATCATGAAAAATACTCTTCGCAAATTCATGCTGGATTCGAGTTATAGTTACCAACGCAAAAACATTGCTCTGGAACCCATTTGCAATCTGCTCGGAAAGCTCATCATTGTCAGTGGAGAACACCACAAAGGAAATGGTATGGATGAACTAGTCAACCTATCGTGGTCATCAAGCCTCTGTCGCCGTCTCACCTATACTCAGGCGTCACAGACCTACGATCACGATGAACTCATCGAATACAACAAGCGCAATATAACCCTTGTGGTTCCCGATTTGGATACGGCGTCCATGGCAAATCAAAATGCCGAAATATGCTTTTCGTACGGATGTCAGTGGGTACTCATGAACTATGGAAGTCTAGACAATGCCATGGAGATTTACACGGGTAGATTCGCCGATTCGTCCTTCCTTGTGAAACCAGATGAACTGCGGTACAAACCCGTCACATACAAGGCCCCACCGCCACAGAATCCCAATGTATCGTTCCAACCCAAGCGTATGACGTCGCCCTTGTTTGATTTCACGGTGGGGTCGGTATAATATCTCAGAGTCATACAAAATGTCCGAGGGAGGAAAACGTTCTGCTTGGTTACAACACGTCATGTCTGTGAAGAAGGCGCACCCATCCATGTCTCTAGGAGATGCGATGAAGGCTGCCAAAAAGACCTACAAGAAGCACCACGGTGGTGATATCATGAACGGCGGTCAGCTCATGGGGAAGGGAACCGTTGCGGGTGGTCGCCGGACCCGGAAACACCGGAAACACCGTGGTGGTCAGCTGTATTCGTTCGGGGGTGGCCCATACACTGGCTCGGCGCTCTCGGACGGTGCCGAACGGTTCCCTCCCTTCAACCTGAACAGTATGCAGTGGCCCGGTGCAAACCCCGCCGCCATGAGCGCGGGTCGCCGTCGCACCCGGCGCCGTCACCACAGAAAGTAATTCTCTAGGATATCCGGTGTCCACGACGTCATCATTCGCCGCCAATAACGACACTGCTTTTGCACACTCTGGACGGTAGCGTTGACCTCATCTGATCCAGCGTCACAAATCCGTAGAATCCCCCATTCATTACTAAACGAAGGTACGTAGACAGTATCGAGCGATGTCTCTTTCGCAAAGGTCTGCCGAAGTGTTTCTTTGAGAGTCTGAATTGTTCGCCAGTTTTCGTGAAGAGGATTGAGACCCACCGGCCCGACGTGACATGCGACACCTCCATGCTCCGCCAAGAGATGCCGAATGGCTCGAATGAGCCAGATATACAATTCGATGAACTCGGCATCCGACGGATCCGGCAAATCAATCAAGATCACGTCAAACACTGTACTACAATTCTCCACAAAGTCTTTTGCATCTGTCGAAATATAATACAGATTCTCGCGCTCAAACACTCGTTGATTGAGATCGGAAAACACCGAGTCTTTGGCTGCGAACTGTACAAAATCCGAATCATAATCCACAACCGTAACCGAGTCTATATTTGGCCACTTGAAGACCTCACGAGCGGCACAACCATCTCCACCCCCAAGAATGAGAACTCGAAGTCGTTTCATAGGAAGTGACTCGGTCACATCCGACATGACAGGATGAACAAGCATTTCGTGATACCTGTGCTCATCCATCGAAGACAGTTGAACTTCATTGTCCATAAACAGAACGATTCCGTGATTTTTCGTGGACGCAATCCGAATCTGAGATTTGGGTGTCTGAAACATCACCGGTGGAGCAATCTCTTCGAATTGGAGTGTCTGACCGTACTGAGGTTTCTCCATTAGATGTACTCACTAGGCATCCAGGTAAATGCAAAAAACAATCCGACACAACATTCGAAAGAATAAGAGGTCTAACGACGACCGAGGATATCTTGAGTAGATCCGGTTGTGGCCCGTCCTCCGTACCCCCAGCCCATATCCTTTCCGTACCCGGCTGGATAGACATTTGTATCATTGTGCGCCTTCCAATAAAGTATGTTCTGATCGTTCGTGATCGGATTCCGCCACAAATAGACAAACATACATGCAACAATCAGTATGAAGATCAACCAAGTCATTTACTTTTAGAACAGAAGACTTTACCAGTCCATCAGAATGTCTTCCATTGCGCACTCTCCGCCTTCTGCGGGAGGGGCAAGACTCGCCACACGATCATTCGCTCGGTCAAGTACATCTGATTCACCTGGTTCGTCACTTCCTTCCGGTAGACGTGTCTCATCCACCATGATATCCACAAACCCGGTTCCAGCGGGTGGTTTCTGGCCAAACATAATGTTTGCGGATACCCCCGTCATGTCATCAAACTCTGCGCTCACGGCAGCATTGAACAAGATCTTGGACGTCTCTTCGAAACTCGACTTGGCGAGAACACCATTGTCCTGTTTCTTCATACCGAACCGATTGGCCGAGACCAGGCGACCCTGGTAACACATGGCGTCCAGCAGAACCGAGACGTGATGGTAATTCACGTACGCCTCTGCAAACACCTCGTTAAACTCATCGTAGATTGCCTGACGAGCCGTCTCGATGCCAAACACATCCATCACTTCGTGAATATCGTTCGAGAAGATTCGAGTCTTGTCGATGTTCCGGAACCCCATCAGTTCAAACATGTTGGCTCCTTCCACATCCAGAACGTACTGAGTCTTACATGCGTACCCTCCGACGCTCTCATCCCACAATAGTTCTTTCTCGACTTTTCGTGGAAACACCCGACCAACCCCCGACGCCCCCGCAATCACAATGTTGAGAACACGCTCCTCGATAAACCGCAAACTCAGCATGTTGGTGATGGCTCCGGGTTCAAAGATCACGCGCATCACAATACGATCCGCATTCGAATCCGTGTGAACACACTGGAAGATCTTGAGTCCACTGCTCATGATGGCTGTCTCGATTGCGACCATGTCTTGCGTATTCCGTGCCGCCATCTCGGTCTGATCAAACTCGAGACGCAGGATCCACGGGGATGTACAATCCTTCTTGCCAAGTGAGAAGGCCTGGAAACTCGTCAGAATCTCTCGATCATCCTCCACAATGCTCTTGGACTCCAGTGGGAAGGGATCGTAATACATTTGGACAGCCTTCGTAATATCGCGAAGAGTCGTTTTCTGGATCTCGCGCATCATCATGATCGCCTGATCCAAGCTTCCCGAGACCGTCGGATCCAGATACACAAAGTTGAGCGGGTTCTTGGGGCTCTTGGACATGGACAGTAGCTCGTCGATACGAGGTACACCCTGTGTTGCCCCTGCTTTGACCGTACCCGCAGAATGGAAGGTATTCAGGGTCAGCTGAGTCGTCGGCTCTCCAATCGACTGCGCTGCGAGTGCACCAACCATCTCACCCGGATGGACACATGCCTTGAGATACTTGTACCGTATTTCGTGGAGGATCTCGTCAAAGATCGCCTTGGTAAAGCGATACTCGACAATGCATCGACGCGGTGCCAAATAGAACAGGACTAGAACACGGAATAGCTTGTTGGACGCAATCGGATTCTCCTTCAGAAGCGCCGTGATCTGCTCCACAACATACGTAGGAACTAGATCGGTCTTGGTCGAATAGGTATTCCGGAAACGATCGATGAGACGCTTGAGGTGAACAGGTGCCAGAACGCTTTCACGGCGTCCAAACCGGTACACATCGCGTACCAGAATATCACGACCAGCAATGATCTCGTCAATCATATCGGGAGCCTCCGTGATTGCCTCGGTGACCAGTGGAGTCACCTCCTCTACCGAGAGGGCATAGTTCTTGTAAATATCCTCCAAGGACATGGTGGCCAGGTTGACATTCTGGGATTCCACGGCTGTCGAATCGATACCGTCCTCACCGTAATTGTACTGGATCACAATATTGGCATTATTTCGGACCGTTCCATCGTATGTGACGTGGATATCCTCCATCGTCTTCATCATTCGACGCTGAATATAGCCCGTATCGGATGTTTTCACTGCCGTATCAATCAGACCTTCACGACCTCCCATGGCGTGGAAGAAGTACTCGGCAGGACGCAATCCCTTCACAAACGAACTCTCGACAAATCCACGGGCCTCGGCACTATCATCAAACTTGGTGAAATGAGGGAGTGTCCGATCCTGCATCGTGTACTGGATGCGTTTTCCGTCCACGATCTGCTGACCCAGTAGGGCAACCATCTGAGTGATATTTAGGTTGTCTCCTTTGGCACCGGCCTTGACCATCTGAAGAAGACGGTTATGGGCCGGAAGAGAATCAGACACTTTGGATGTGATTTTCGCGCTAATCTCTTTGAGAGTGTTGGTGATCTGGTTCTCGAGTTCAGCGCCGTCCGTACGACCCGAGATATTCACAAACCGACCGGCATGAACATCGGTCAAGATCTCTTGGACCCGCTTCCGACCATCGGCAAGAGATCCGTCCACATAGGACACCGTCTCTTTGTTGGAAATTAGATCCGATGCACCGGTCGAAAACCCCGTGTGAAGATTGAACTTGGTCACAATCGACTGGACTTCGTTAATGAACTGACCGCATCGATCGGACCCAAAGTCGTTAAAGATGACGTGGAGTACGCCCTCGGACGGGGTATTGAAGGCACCCTTGTTGAGGACACCCTTGACGAGCCGCCCGTCTACGAGTTTCACCTTCTCGTTGAATGTCATCGGTGGAAACACTGCGGAGATGACATCCGTTCCTAGATGTGCCCCATCCAATCGTGGAAAGGACCGCAGAGGTTTCTTAATCCGACTGAGCATGTTCATGACAGCCTGTTCGTGAATGCGAACGCTCGGATTCGAGATACGGTATGCTCCGGTAAGTGTATCCTGCACCATCTGAATGATAGGAGCATTCAGTCGAGGGGATACAATGAGTCGAGTGACACTGGCAAGTTTGGATAGCTCTGTTTCGGCGGCAATCGACTGCGGCACGTGCATATTCATCTCGTCTCCGTCAAAATCAGCATTGTACGGTTTTGTGGCACTCACGTTCAGTCGGAACGTCGAGTACGGGAGAACCTTCACCCGGTGACACTCCATAGAACCCTTGTGTAGAGATGGCTGTCGATTGAAGAGAACATAATCTCCGTCAATGAGATGCCGATGAACAACGTCGCCTTCGCGGAGGTCAATCATATCGGCATTCACATACTTGAGAGAGATGGTGCGCTTATCATCCTTCAGAAACACGGATTTTGCGCCCGGGTGTTTGGATGGACCGTTGCGTACGTACATCAGTAGACGATCTCGGTTGTAGGGGTTGACCATTTCCGGCTTGGTCAGATTTGTGGCAATCTCGAGAGGAACACCGAGTTCGTCCACATCAATATTGGCGTCCGGAGTAATGACCGAACGAGCCGAGAAATCGACACGTTTCCCCATGAGATTCCCGCGTACTCGGCCGGTCTTTGCACCCATTCGAGACTTGAGGGTCTTGAGAGGTCGTCCAGACCGTTGAGCGGCAGGAGGCATACCCTTGATGTCGTTATCCACATAGGTAGCGACGTGGAACTCGAGCATCGCCATGTGTTTCTCAATATAATCGCGTGGTTGACCCTTGTCGATCTGTTCTCGGAGTTTCTGATTGGCGCGAACAATATCGATGAGTTTGTGAGAGAGGTCATCGTCCATACGTTGATTGTCGTCCATCACAACGGGGGGTCGGACCGTGAGTGGAGGTACCGCCAGAACCGTGCATACCATCCACGCCGGGTGAGAGTACTTGGGGTTGAGTCCAAGAATCCGGATGATTTCATCCGTCATGCGTTGGAAACAGCGGAGAACCATCTCGGGTTGAATTGGTACGTCCTGATCATCACCACCCAGGAGTGATCCTTGCAGGGTGCATACTGTTCCTGGAATTTTCTCGACCTTTTTGAGGACGGGGGTACTGCATGTGCGGCAAGATACCCGAGCATTGGTTATTGATTTCTTGGTTGGTTTCAAAGCTTTGAATTTGAAGTCTACCGTTCGAGCTCGGATATCGCTCAACCGAGCCACTCCGGACAGCGGACTGTTGACCAGTTCCCCCATGCTATCTGCAATATACAAGTGAGAGCAGTTGATGCAAACACAGTAGAGAATCTTCTCGATATACTCGAGGAACTGATAGAGGTAGACCGGTCGAGCCAAGGTAATATGACCAAAGTGTCCTTGGCACTGCAGATTGGTGTGTTTGCAGGTGGGGCACACTTTGCCCGAGTCGATGACGCCGAGTCGAGAATCAAAGACACCGCCGGGGACGGGGTTATTGCCCTGGTTGGTTTTGTCGGTGATAATCTCGACGACGCTACGGCGAAGAACTTCATCCGGAGAGATGATACCGAACTGAACACCGGTGATGAGGTCGGACATTCTTCTTATTATACAGTCACCAATATGTAAACGAGTTTGTCCGTTTTTAACGGTTATCGAGTCTTGGCGGAAAACTCCTTCATGTTGGCAACAAAGTCTGGTGTCAGTTCGGGGGGATACCCTAGTTGAGATGTTAAATATCCTATGAAGGAGGTATATTCATTTCCACGTTGGTCGAGAAACGTAGGAGTGTCCTTTATTTTGTGAGAATCAAACCATGCCAAGGTCAGGCGTACAAGTCGATCAAACTCAATATAGTCGGTGGGTCGGATCGACCGTAAATAGCTATTCATTGCGTCAATGGGTTTACGAGGATTATTCTCCATTATATATAGGGAGGAATCCCTGAAGCACAGATGTCCGAGTTGGTTAAGGAGAGAGGCTTAAGTCCTCTTGGTTCGACACCGCGTGAGTTCGAGTCTCACTCTGTGCACATCCGAAGATAGCTCAGTTGGTAGAGCGGAGGATTGTAGATGTCTATCCATCTATGTGAAACTCCTCAAGTCGCTGGTTCGATTCCGGCTCTTTGGACATACCCTAAAAAATATAATTGACCGGTTCTTTAGCTCAGTTGGTAGAGCGTTTGATTTGTAATCAAAAGGTCGCAGGTTCGATTCCTGCATGAACCACCGGTGGTTTGTTAGCTCAGTTGGTAGAGCATTCGGCTGTTAACCGAAAAGTCGCAGGATCAAACCCTGCACAGACCGTCCCCAAACTTAAAAAGACATACAAAATATGGTCTGTTAGCTCAGTGGTAGAGTGTCCGGCTACGAACCGGAAAGTCGCAGGATCAATCCCTGCACAGACCTTCTCCAAACTTAAAAAGACATACACCCAGCCTGTATAGCTCAGTGGTAGAGCGCTTGAATTCTAGTCAAGTGGCCGTGAGTTCAACTCTCACTATAGGTTTTGCTCTCGTAGCTCAGTTGGTAGAGCGTGGTGCTTATACAACTATGAATGTATACAAAGACACCCCAAAGTCGTGAGTTCAATCCTCACCGAGAGCATTTTTGCGTTTGTAGTTCAGTGGTAGAATGCGAGATTTCCAATCTTGTGACCCGAGTCCGATTCTCGGCGGACGCACTTTTTTTGAATCGAGTGAAACCACTCTATTCAAGAAACAGCACCGTCACCACCATTTTATAGTGAAAACGGATTTGTTATCACAGAGCTACATCGTTGGGTATACAGACATGATGAGCACCCCCACTCTTGGACCCGAAGTGACAAAAGACGAGATGGCAGCCTATGTACATGCAACCTATCCAGAAGGAAAAGGTGGTGAAGGTTATCGAGTCAACTTGGTAACATTTCTGAAAACCGTCGTAGGACGACCGATCCACAGTACCCTTCTATTAGACATACCATCCAAGAACAAGGAACGCCAAAACTACTGTAACCGACGCTGGGAAGAAGTGTATTCTCTAGATCGTCTACCCTTTGTTAACTGGAACCATCCCGACGGAAAGACCGTCGGACTCAAACGAGAACATTGGTGCCTTCTGTCAGAAACACCAATTGCTGCAGAAACCGGTCGTGGTGTCAACAAAAAGATCTCCAGTCAAGTCTTTGCTCGAGACAATTCAACCTGCAGACGATGTGGAGCCGTCGCCGGAGAACGGCATCATCTCTTTCCCGATAAACTCGTTCGACTCCATGTAGGACATCTCCTCCCATTCATTCATGCAGATCCCACCAAAAAATACACTGTCGACGACTTTGTTACACTCTGTTCCATGTGTAACGAAGGCGAAAAAGCAGATACACTCACCACCGAAGACAAACGCACCATGCTGCTTCGACAACAAGCAACCATCACAGCACTCTTATCCTCCCTATAACATACAAATGGCGAAACTCACGATGAAACTTAGACCCTCACGTCGACCGGGTAAAAAATACGACGCAATTTTTACCCGTCCCGATGGTTCTCATATCACCACCTCATTCGGAGCAACCGGATACTCTGATTTCACAAAACATAAGGATACCACTCGCAAACAACGGTATATCATTCGTCACGCCCGTCGTGAACATTGGAATGATCCAACTACACCCGGTAGCTTATCTCGTTGGATTCTGTGGAATAAACCCACGGTCCGAGCATCCCTCGCAGACTTTAAGAAACGGTTTCGACTCAAATAGTTGATTCACGGTGTTCATTCGATATGGTGGCATCCACAAACTGCCCCCACGTCATGGTATAATCAGTTTTTTTGTATAGATTCATATTCTTCAGAAAGGAATTCATATACACAAACATGATCGTACCTACCACCACCGAATAGATTGACCAGTGCATTGATTGATTCATGCACAAAATTAGACGGCAGTGAACGTACCCGTCTTACGCTTCGGAAGACGACGGGTCAACAGCTCACGCTGCGTTCCTACAGTGGACGTATCGTCTCCCTCCGCAATACCTTCAATTGCCCGAAGCGCCTCCGATACTTTGGTAGGATTATCTCCAAAGTGAATCAGCAACTGAGTACGGATGGTATTTCGCTTGATTGCCGGTTTGAATGTCCGCACACTTCGAGAAATCGTCCCCGTCGACATACCCTCCAGCTTAAAATCGTCAAGGTCATTGTCACGCATATACGTGAGAACGACCTCTCCTAGAGCCTTTTTCTGTTCACGAATCTCTCGTATACGATCGCCGAGTCTTCGCGCCTCGTCGTCGAGCTCGACCCAACGACGTAGACCTTCGGTGAGCTCTCCTGCGACGGGTGCGGCCTCCTGTTGCTCCTGCGCCATCCTTATTTTCTTGATCGGTAGGATCCCTGTAAATGTACGGGCCGATGAATGGGAGTTTTCCAAGGGTTTCGCGCTGCTTGTTTACCTTGACATACACTCCAACCGAATCGAGAATGATTTTTCGTACAAACGGACCAAGTAACGGTACCAACTGAATCGCATTTAAGAATGCCGCACTCTTCTTACCTTCTGCCAACGACAGTCCAAACGTCATAAACCCGAGAATCGTGGGGATCACCAGACCGACCGCCGCAATAAGAAACCCCACTCCGAACGGAGCCAACGGTGCAGATATCGTTTCCACAATGTCTTCAATGTTGAAAATCAACTTGGGCGCTACATCCTGAAACACATCGATCGATGCCTTCAGAACTGGCCCACCTATATACGGATTGTCTTCGACCATCTTGAGCAACGCCTGGGGAGCCGTAAGAATTGAAATAATTCGCTGAGTTATATCACCCAATGTTCCTTCCTTCGGTGTAATCATTCCGAGAACCCAATCTGTAAACTGTTCAAGTGCCACTGCCGGATCCTCTGTATAACTTCCGCCTGTTCGTAACCGTTTGACACGATGCTTGATATAGTCGACGTATTTGTGACGGTCGTGAACGATATCCCAAAGTTTGATTAACCGGGAAGCAACATCCTCACTAAAAAATGGTATAATCCCCGCCTTATCCATAAACACCGTCTTGCGAATCTCGTCCGATGATCGTGGAACATGTCGTGTAAAATGATTGTACAGACTCAAATGACGTGATATCATATGCGGTATATCCGGATGACGAATGTACTTTCGCAGATACGTCTCCACTGCAGTATCCTCGGGAGAAGGGTCACCATGGTACGACCACATTGTATTACGCATCTAAAACTTCCAGCGCTTATCGCATTCTAGACAGGTTACAAAGGTCGTCATCGGCTCATCGGCACTGCGCGTCTGCATCTGATAATAATCGCAACGCGACTTTTTCTTGCAAACCGAACAGTACAGATAGATGGATGCACCACCCTTGTTGGAATACATGTGCTTGTCTTTTTCGATCTGCCGTTCCACCTGAGCCTTCCAACGCCCAATGTACAAATCCATCGGAGACATTTCCGCCAGTTGGATAGGAGTTACACTTCCACTATTCAGTTGCTCTTTCCAGTTGGTGGGATTCTCGACATATCCATCCTTTCCCTTGAGATTCTCGTATATGTGGATACACCGACCCCTATAGTGATTACAGAAGATTGGCGATGCCCATCCTGCATCGACACACAATTCGATACATTCACGAACAGATCGCTGCAAGAGAGCATGTTCTAGCTGGACAGCAATCTCTTCCGTGATCCCAATCTCTTGGAACCGAGTTCGCACCAATGCTCGTTGTGGGGTATCGGTATCGATATCCGGAGTCAAGACAATCTTTGTTCGCTGTTTCTTGACAATAATCGGTTTCTCATCGTCTTCCTTCTCTTTTTCGACCTCTTCGTCCTCTTCGTCCGCCTCCTCGTCCGCCTCTTCCTCGTCGTCCTCCGCCTCTTCGTTTTCCTCATCACCTTCGTCACATTCTTCTTGAGAATCGTCGTCGACCGTCCACATAGAATATAGTGATTCGTACTCGGAAGGTTTCAGTTGCACATATGCACTGGAGGGTTTCTCATAATTGTCTTCGTTCGATGCCTTCGTCAGCATAACCGCAATTGTACCGATGAAGATCTCATCCTGGAAATTACCACCCATGACGTGTTGATTCATATGTTCATCCGTGTCGGAACCGCTTTCGGCAAACACGGATACCCACATATCTTTGGCATGAATCTTTCCTTGGAACTGCATTCCGGGTTGCTTGAGCTTGGTTCGCAACCATTCGAGAACATCGGCACACTTGGCCGGGATTGCCACCTCGTGCAGCGTTCCGTTGGCCTGGATCGTAGTTGCAATCACCATTGATGAATACGGAAACTATACACCTTGGAACGTTCGTTTTGGAGTACGTAGAGGCTGGACGTACCTGAGTGACACATCTCACCAAAATGGATCGGATCGAGTGTAGAGAGATATGGTCAGTGTGGTTAAACTCGAGGGGAAGCACACATACCCTCATCCAGCGTAGAAAGCCTTCATACGATTTGACAACTACAAGATAATCAATCGTACAATGAGCGCATTTCCTGCCGCCTTTGGTTCCCGCCGTCCAGGTGGTACCGCAGAGTGGCGTCGGCGTACTCGTCCGGAGTCCGAGAAGCCGAAGCTAGAGATCAGCGAGATTCACTTTCCTGCACTAGGCGGGGCAGTGGTCGAGTGGGGTGCCGCCACGGCGCCCAAGATCGTCGGTGGCAGTCGGTTCTCGGAACTTGCTGCCGAGTGGAAGGCTACAGATGACCGTGCCGAAGAGGCTCGACGCATCGAAAAGTACGTCCCGCCGACCGCCTACGTCCCGCAGTACCCGCGCCTCCCGCTGCGGCTCCAACATGCCACTCGCCACGAGGAAGAGTGCTATTACGAGGAAAGCGAGTATGGGTACGGATCCGATGATGAGGATCGGCCACCGGCAGCAGAGGTGATCGCTGCTGCAGCGGCATGGCGTCGACCGGAGGAGGCTGCGGACGACGCATGGGAAGTCAAAGAGCGCCGTGTACGCAAAGCGCGAGTCGAGGGCGCTCCACGGCACTTGCCGGTCGTCGTCGAGAACGACGCAGACAACAACATCCCCATGGTCGAGACCTGGGAAGCACACGAGGATCGCCACGGCCGCGGCAGCGTCTGGTAAACAACAAAAATATACATGCTGAGGGCTACACGACTGAAAATAGAGAATTCACCCAGTTTTTGACTGTATCATTGCTGTATACAGTCCAAGACAGCAACACCACCAACACCGTAAAGAGGATCCCCCAGATCCCGCCGACCGCAATCCACAGATCGACAAACCAAGTCATCAGGTTATTTGCCACTATGTTCCGAGTGGCACTCGCAGCCTCCGCCGCTTTCGCACCAAGTTGTGACTGTTTGACTGCCGTGCCCGACTCGGGAACTTCCGCCTTGTTCGGAATACGTCGACAGCGCATATACACTTTTCCATCTTTCTTCGACATGCTGCTATCGATTTTTTCACCATCATTGTAAAACACTTCTCGATCTCCCACCTGCTGCAGTGGTCGATTCCCCGGAGGAACTTGAGACGTCAGTCTCGCAAACTCGGATGGATCCATCGTCACCGAATTGGAAAACACAATCCATGTCACCGACGGCGTACACGGAGGAACCACATCCGAGCCTTCATACACAAAAAATCCCTTTCCTTCCGGAACAATATCCTGAAGCATCCAATCGCTTCCCAACGTCACCGGGGTCGGTTGGTCTGGTGTCGTCGGGTACGGAACAAATCGACTGAAAAACGATGTGGATGGACTATCCCCCGGCGCAGTTCGCACGGGCACCGACACTGCAAGAGTATATCCCTTTGGATTTGTGAAATACGTCACAAACTCTGCTTCGGCACGTATATTTTCAACCGTGTGTTGCGCAGGAATGTACAGCACCGAGGTATTCGCAGTGTACCCCTCTCCGTTGAAACGAGCGGTGGGGTGCACCGTTCCATAGGTGAGCACAAGTCCTTTGGTACTGTCTATCGACGCCGACGCTTGAGGAACCGCCACCTTATCCAGTACCAAATCACAGAGACGGTCGCAGGGCAATGCAAACGAACGCGATAAATTCACCGGTGATTGATGCGGGGCACCACAAGCCTTCTCCACCTCTGGCCAGGTGTCTGACGATGCAAAAATGCTCATTATCTACTGTTCACCAACTAATTTACGCATGTCGAACTACGGCATCGCCACAAAGTCATGAATCGATTCTTCCGGGTCTCCCAGCCACACGAGCGATTGTTCGAGTTTCGCCTTCTGTTTCTCCTGGATCGTGATGTCGATCGTGTCCCTGAAATACATGGACGTCACATGAACGTCGTGCTTGGTGTTGATGCGATACGCCCGGAAGATGCTCTGCTTCTCGAGAAACGGATTCCAGTCCGGCGCTGCATTGATGACATGGTGTACCCACGGTAGTGAGATCCCTACGCCTCCCGCCTGGATCTGCAGTAACAGCACCGTCGGCTGCAAGAACGACAGAACGTTCTTGGCTATGTCTTCCGGAACATGATTCTCCAGAATCTTCGAGAGCTCCGAGTGAGGAAGCGAGACCGTTGGCTTGGTCTCGAGTAGCCGTCGTGCTGCCTGACTCGTAGACCCGTCCAGAATGTCCACCTCCATACCCGCGGCAGTAAACCGATCCTTCAACAGTCGAATCTCGTCCTTGAAGTGCGTAACCACCATCGTAGAACGGCCGTGGAGTACATCATCTCGTGTAAGTTCCAGGATCTTGTTGGCCTTGGTCACCTTTGTGGGGTCCCAGTCTCCCACCTCGATATCGCCCGGAAGCTGAGCGGCCCAGACCTTCTCCGAGTTGAGGACAAGCTGGGGGTGGATCGCCGCCTGACGTTGACGCATGAGCATAGTCAGCATCATGCTTCCCTGTTGACGCCAAGGAATAAGCCGTTGATTCTGTGCGATCCAACGGTTCGTGTCGTCGATGCGACCGGCCACATAGTCGTACAGCCGTTGCTCCTCCACAGACTCGAAGGAGTAGACCATCTTGGTCATCGTCAGCTTGGGACCCACCGGGAGGACGTCCGCTCGTAACTTGCGGAGAAAGTAGTGCTTGAACGCGACTGCTTTCACCCTGTCATCCGTGGGACGGAGAAACATCATGTAGGGTATCATGTCCGAGTCTCGGTTGTTGAACGGAGTGGCGGTGATCCCCCAACGGAACCGAGCGATGGCTGCGAGGTTCCGCATCTTGAAGAATGTCTTGGAACGGTTGCGCATAATGTGCGCCTCGTCAACAACAACTCGATCGAAGAACTGCGCCTCCAGCCATTCGTGGTTCCGGAGTACGGACTGATGGGTAACCACTAGGACGAGCGGTCTCGCAGCCGGGAGTTCCTCTATCTTGGTTCGCACGTCAAACGCAAAGTTTGAGTGTTCACGGAGGGTAGAGGCCCAGGACTCGATCGTACTCTTGGTCGTAAGAACGACTGTACGACGAACAAGACGGCTGCGGATGAGAGCACACATGATGTGCGTCTTTCCGAGTCCCATCTCGTGACACAGGAAGCCACCGGGGGTGACGCGATCCTGTTCACGGATGTCCATCCATTCAATGGCTTCTTGTTGGTACGAATACATTCTAGGCTGTCTACGCTGATGAGGGTATGTGCGCTTCCCCTCGAGTTTAATCACACTCATCCGTTTTACATGAGCTTACTCCAATCCATTTTCGTGAGAATAACGTCACTCTTGTTCCGAGAATGTTCCTTCAGAATTTGTAAAGAAGTCTAGGCGTAACACAATGACGGATACTACCCAGAATCTGGCGGCCGCGTCGCTGACATTTAGTGTATTGTCCTTTCTAGTGTTGTCGATCGCTCTTGTTGTTTACTTTTTCCCATCGTTCTCCGCGACTATCTCCTCTGGTCTCGGTTCGTTACGCGGTTCCTCGTCCGGTGGATTCGTCGATTCACTCAAAATGATGGGAGCCTTTCTGGGAGCATTCTCTCCGGATATTACGTTACTTGCAGGGTTTGTCTCCGACATTATGAACGGCAGTTTCCGTTATTCCGTCACATCTCTCATTGGTGTTTTCTCCGTGATTGTACATTGGATGATTATGGGGCTGTACGGTATGATTACCGGGACCCGAGTCATGCCCTCATCCAATCCGGTATCCGCAGTGACATCCGCCGCAGAGGCTGTGACATCGGCTGTCGCCGAAATCGGTGCACTCGGGGTGGGGGCAGCGAATGGATCCACAACCGGGTCTACAAATCCTGGACCCGATGGTGCAAATATTGGGCCGTCACGAATTCCGGCAGGTCCTCGTCCGGAAGTTCGTCGTCCGGTAGATCGAAGTGTCGCCGACACAAACCCTTCTTCTAGATTCCCTATATCCCGAAAAACTCGTAAGACTGCGGAAGAGTCTGCAGCTCAAACACAACTTCTAGCAGCAAATGGGTTACTCGGAGGCGCACTTACCGGATATCTCGCAGATAAATTCAACCCGTGTTCCATTCGTGGATTGGGAATGTTTGACATTTCTCAATCGCCGATGGGAATGGTTGCTCTTTCGTCTGTATTTATGGTGTATATTCTCGACATGACGGTGAATGCGAAACGTTCCGCTACCGACACCATCATCTATCTACTTTTTGCCGGAGGTGTATACGGATTGAACGTCTTTGCATACAAAGAGTTCAAGTGCTACGGGAATACGTACTCGGAGATTCTACGCTCGACACTCATCCCGATCGCCATCGGAAGCACCCTCGGTGGTATTGGATTTGGAATCCTAAATTCCACATTTCCTAGTTATCTTCCTCTAGATTCGCACACGATTGGCAGCCCGGCAGCTCCAGGTGGATCCACTTGTTCCCCACCGAACGACAAGGATCAGTTTGTATGTGACGCATACAAGGACGGAAAAAGAGTGTCGAGCACCACGGTAGGGTAAGCCGTTACTGCGTCGTTGCCTTCTTAAGAGCAACATAATACGGAAACATCTGCGTTCCACGACACATGGCAAGAGTAGTATCGTTTCGCCGAACCACCATACACGGTACCGACGTCACCCCAAACTGCGCGACCATCTTCTGTGGATCATTCGCAATATCCACAAACGTCCATACACACTCACTATACTGTTCGTGAAGCTCGTCTATCACCGGTTTGACGACTGCACACGGCTCACATGTCTTGGATGAAAAGACATAGACCTGTACCACCGAATCAGTCGTCTCCGGTAGCAAGTGTTGCTGACTCATCGGTTGTAGTCTCTAGCTTCGTTACGGTTAAATGCGTTTGTTCAATCAGTCGATAATGCTGTTTTCCACCGATCTTGTTCTTTTCGAGTTCATACTTTTTTCCTTGTAGCGTCTTTTTGAGAGCAGACAGCAATCCGCTCTTGAGGGCAGTGAATTCCAGACTGTCCAGATTCTCACGAATGAATCGGACAAGATCCAATTCGGAAATTGGAGCACCCATAATCGCCAACGGTATACCCGGAAGTACAAACTCGGATGGCTCCGTATTTCGAATCACTTTGACATCCGTTGTGTAACGAACAATCTCTCCGGCGTCGACTGCATTTCGAGCAAGTTCATCCGCAACTCGATTCCATTTGGAATGCTCGTCCGTACCGCTCGTATGCGCCTTGACGTGGACAAACACATATCCTCCGTACTGTTTGAGTACATCGAGAATCCGCTCAATGATATCCCGATGAACCACCGGTTTTCCTTCGGCAGTTTTCCAGTCTCGACGTTTCCATCCAGGGTACCATTTGGTCAAACAGTTGATCGAATATTCGGAATCCGAATGAACATGCACCACAATATCTCCCGGACTGCCTCGTAACGTCAGTGCCCGTCGAAGTCCCATATAAATAGCCGTCAATTCAGCAGTCTGGTTCGTCTGAGACCCTTCGTGAAGAGGTTCACCCCACGACTGATCCAACATGTCCGGGTACACGACGGCGATTCCAGCTCGTGCACCCTTTTGTCCGTTGTGGGTGCATGAACCGTCGGTATAGATACGAATCATTTCTTTACATTGAGGGGTTGTTTTCGTAATTCGTTTTCATCCACAATGCGTTTCCAGAGTGCAACCGTCTGAGGTGCAGACCCGACGACCTGTGGCACGGTATGACGGATCGGGACAATATACCGAAGTACACATCGACTCAAAATTGCATTCTGGATATTGTTGAGAAGCTCGACGTGGAACCATACTCGACACTTGTAGCTTTTGGTTTCCAACCATCGTCGAAGAGTTTGCTGACATGCTAAACTCAAAAAGTGAGAATGCCATACCATAAGAACTTTGATGCGACGTTGCGATTTGGCCGTGACCCAGATCTCAAACTGTTTCGAGAATTCTTCTACAGAACACACCTCGGCGGCGTCGATCTCCGATGCCTCTAATTCGAGTTCATGTTTTTGTGTATACTCTTTCCACCGAATACGGGTCATGGTTTCATCCAGAGGTTCGTGACACACCATATGCGGTGGAGGGAACACGTCCATTATGAAGACAGAGCGAGGGTGGGCGTAACAATTTTCCGCACCGGGATCTCGGCATGTACCACATACAGACTATTCTCGGTGAGCACAATATAGCAGCCCTCAATCTTGTAGATATTCTCAATCGGCGATGTGTACTCCTGATCCGACTTGACCAGGAGCTTCGTGTCCTCACGAACACCGATCGAACATTTCTTGTCCAGACTATCCGGCCAATAATCGAGCATGATGGGGCGATCATCGCTCACCGCAATCTGGGCAGCACGAAGGAGAACCCCCGCCGGAGGTAGACGAAGACTTGCAGACGACCCGGCGGCGGCAGATGCGGCGGAAGGAGCACTCATCTTTGTTTGAAAGCTGCATCCTGTTCCGCGTATATAAACGCAACCGCAGCAAAAAACAGTCACATGCAAACATATACAGACTTTTTGTTCTTTTTTTGTTTATAGCTTGGAGACATCGTCCAGCTTGAACCGACTGCGCATCCCGAGGCAAGGTGTATCCGTCTTGGGAATGGCATAGAGCTCCTTTGCTTTGGCAGTCACGAGCTTCACAATCGGATGCGTCTTGCCAAATCGAGTGACCAACGCCTTTACCGAATCAAACAGAAACGTCGTGAGCTGATCTGCACTCTCGATGAGACTCTTGTCCGTGGGCTTCCGAACCGTCTCGACCAACTCGTCGAGAGCATTCGTCATGGCGGGGACGATCACGTCCTCGTCGACCAGGCCACGCAGATGCAATTCGGTCACAAACATTCCAAAGCCACGCCGAATCTCTTTGCGCTTCATCCACTGACAGATCTTGTCGTCGTAGGCCGGATCGGAAGACGACGGGTACACAATCGTCTCGGTCTGATCAAACATCTTGTGGAAGATGTCAATCGAACAACTAAACTGCAGATCCTCCTTGATCAGCGGAACATCCTTCAGCAGAATCTCAAAGAGATTGGCCATGAGCTTGGAGAAGAACGGCATCGATACTCCTCGGTTGAAGAGCAGTGACACCACTCGCAGTCGGAACATCTCGTCACGCTTCTGAAGCAGTGCCAGAATCGATGCCGCGGCAGTCCCGATGGTAGACGTCGCAACCTTGTTGCTAATCCCCACGATTGTCTCGTAATCGGGGTCGTCCGTACGCAGTACCATCTTCTTCATCTCCACAAGAGCATTCTGTCGCCACGAGAGAGCCGACGATCCAGCTGCCGCAATGCTCGGAGGCTTACGGAACGTCGTCGGTTTCTTGGCGTAGGTGTGCGCAACCGGCATCACCTGCATCGTTGCAATAATGTCACGAATCGTCGCGGGGAGGGTCAAGAGGTTGGCGGTCCTCAGTGCGTAAATATCAGTAGGATTCATTGTAGTCGCCATGGGATTCTTTTCGTTCGGCCAAACACGAATCCGTTTTGATGAGTTATATTTTAATGTCTATCTACAAATGGCCGAAGCATTTCCTATCACACCTAAAGTTGCCGCTATCTCCGAGATCACTGCTGCAATCACCGACACGGATGCAGTTCCGGCCGACGTATTTCTAGCGAATGTACTCTCCAAGATCTCGAAACCTCCAACCAGCGGAAAAGAGGCGCTCCATCTATTCAAGTACCTGATGGTGTCGGAGATCGAACCCATCATCGAGAAACTCACACACACTCTGGTTGCCAATCTACCGGACGTCGAAAAGAAACTAGTTCTCACTGCACTGAAAGCCACCGAGACCATAATCAACGGATGCGGATGCTGGGGAAAATAAAAAAGTACACAAAAACGGATTCGTGGAATCGGATCTATCGAAACAGACTGTGAATAAACTAGGGGAAAGCTCACATACCCCTCTCTGCCGAAAACTCTTACGCGAAAGATCTCCATAAAGAGTATAACCATGGCCGGGACTCCCGAGTCGACAAAATTCCCAAGTGTTTGGGTTTTGTGGTACTTTGACCCCCGGAACAAAGACTGGAGCCTCAGCAACTACAAACAAGTTGCCGACATCTCCACACCTCAGCAGTTCTGGACCGTTGTGTCTGCCATTCCCAAAGAGTCGTGGGAGTGCGGATACTTCTTCTTTATGAAGCGCGGTGTTCGACCGATCTGGGAAGTGCCTGAGAACGAGAACGGTGGATCCTGGTCCAAGCGAGTCCTAACTCGCGAGATCCACGAGATTGCGATCGAACTGATGGTATACGCGGTCGCCGGATCCGGTGGACTCTTCTCGTCTCGCGGGGAGACGTTTACAGGGCTATCGTTCTCACCCAAGGGCGAACATAATGTTGTGAAGATCTGGAACAACACGACCACCGTCTCGAACGCCAAGATCTTTCTGAATTCAGCAATTGAAAAGTTTCCAATCACGGACGACGTCGTTTACACTGCTCACAAATCGCGGCGATGGTAGTGAACCAGTACACGGACTGCTTCATCGCGAGAGCCTGGAGGAATCTTAAAGTCTGTATCCTGAACCCTAGACCATAAAGAAGAAACACCGAACATGTTTTTCATTGGGTAATCGGCCGGGAATTCGAGTCCTGCAATTCGGGCACGTTCCAAGAGACCCCCAAGCTTACCAACATCACCCACCAGAATACAGAACCAAGCATCATTCATAAGTGTATCCGCATCCAGAGTCGCAGCTTCCGATTTTGCACCTTTGGACGTAATCGTCTCTCCAAACAGCGACGTCGACCACTGTGCATTGAAGTCGGCGAGTTCCGTGACCGAACCTTCATACCCTTGTACGGCCACATCATCATAATTGTAATTGGCCACTTCCGGTGCCTCGTCTTGGCTTTTACGTAACCACATGGATGCAGCGCCATCAAAAGTACGATCGGCCACAGAATAAGGCGTTGACCGTTTGTGATCCATTTATACTTGGAGATGTTAAAATACGTAAATGCTAAACTATATAGAAAACGGATACCGTATATGTGTATCTATATAAGAGCATGGGCTCGACCGAGACACAGGTTCGCGAATTTCAGTCGATATATCCTACACTGAATGCCAAACAGAAAGAAAGCCTCTACCGAGCAATGTTACTCGATTGTGATGCCATCGATACGACGGCGCCTCATTTGAAGGACGCAGTCAACTATCTGAAAGACAAACTCTGTAGTGAACCGTTCCTCGGTCGTTTATCGTTCATGACCGACTTTCATACATACGATTTCCTCAAAAAACTAGTGGTCAATTCATTCTTTCTGACGAACGATACGTTTGTATTTCCACAGACGTACGTTGCGTGGAAACAAGTATTTCTAAAGTAAATTTAGCACGGATGTAGATAATGATGGATGAATATGGTCTACTGTGTATAGGTCTGGCACTTATTTTTTTAGTGGCAGTACTGTACGGTCATACTCGGCGAGAACAATTTAGCATCGACAATTCATCCGTGTGGGATTCCGTTCGAGTCGAAGTGGAAAAAGAACTTGCCGCAAAAAAGATTGATTACGATATCGCCGGATTTCGTAAAGCTGTTCTCGCTCAAAATAGTTTTTTCACGGATTCTAGCTCTCTGGACACGTATTCACAGCTATTGGGTATCCCCGTGGGGGTTCCGGATGTATCCCAAGTGACCAACACCAACCGACTGTTTGACGAACGGATACGCTTGATTACCATCGATATGAACGCAGCCAACGCAAAAAGCACAATCAACGATCTAGAGTTTGCTCACAACAATGGTCTGGCGATTGCGGTTCTCAAGACATTGGCACGAACGTATATGTTTCAACAAGTGACAATCATCACAAAATAGTGGTACAGTATAAATGTCCGGCGTACTCTCCCAAATGGCTGCAGCACACCCTTCGATGACGTACCATGCCCCAGGAGGTCCTGGACTTGTTCAACCGGCCGGTGGAGATTCCGAATCCATTCCACTGCCTCTCGTACAGGGGGGTCGCCGACGCCGCGGAAGAAAATCCCGGCGGTCGCACAAGTCCACGAACCGTCGTCGGTATAGAAAGACTCGCAGACAATCATGCAAATAGATAATGAAGCAATTTGAAGTGGAAGTATCCACGAATGTCAAGAAAGGTCTCGGAGGAAGAACATCTGTGGATATACCGATGTTGTTTCGGTTTCGAACCGACAAGATTCGAGGAATGTGGATGCACGGAATGAAAGTACCCATCGATATCGTATGGATACGCCACGACGGAATGGTACTCGATCTATACTCGCGAGTACAGACTACCGATGAGAATGTATTCGTGTCGAGTCAACCCGCTCGATTTGCGATCGAGTGTGCCGCCGGGACCGCCCAGCGCCTCGGATTGATTCCGGGTCGCCGCATCCGGATTGCCAAACAAGGAGAGTCGACATTCGTATTTTCAGACACATCGAGAATGTAATGTAAATGCAAATGAGTGATGTTCTCGTCGAGGCCAAGACCGTACAGACCGGAGCCTTCCGTACACTTGTCGAGGCACTTCGCTGCATTTTGGTCGAGATGAACTTTACCTTCGATAAGGACGGGATTCGAATGATTGCCATGGACAATACCCGAACAGTCCTTGTTCACATGCGTCTCGCTGCGTCTCAGTTCGAAAAGTATACCTGTAACACCGATACCCTTGTCGTGGGGCTCAACACCGATCATCTATACCGTATCGTAAAAACGGTCACCAACGATGATATCATGACTCTTCAGGTGGACAAGAGCGACAATAACCACATGAAAATCATTCTGGAGAATGGAGACAAGAAACAGGTGACCAAATACAGCCTGTCTCTACTGGATCGCGACGAGCCCAACATCGATATGCCGTCCACAGAGTTTAGTGCCCGGATCACCATGCCTTCCGTTGATTTCCAGAAAATGTGTCGTGATATGACCCTTCTCTCGGCCAAGACGGTCGAGATCAAGAGCGTTGGATCGTCGATGGTCTTTGGATGTAAGGGCCAATTCGCATCGCGGACAACCGTGATGGGGGGAGATCCCGAGAACGAGTTTAGTATCCAGAAAGAGATTCGTGATGAAATCATTTCTGGACAGTTTTCACTTCCCCATCTGGTCCTGTTTACCAAGTGTACCAATCTATCGAACAATCTGGAACTGTTTATGAAGAATGATTGGTTTCTAATGATCAAGTACGTCATTGCCAATCTAGGCGAGATCAAGCTATGTCTGATGCCGGTGAGTACCACGACCCCTGCTTAACTAAGATTCCTACCCGTGTGAGAGGATCCACCCATATGAACCGGATTCTTGATGAAATAAACGACTCCCACTCCCGCAATTGCTCCACAGATGACGACCAACAGAAGTATCGACACGAGTTCCCGCGCACCTCCCTTCATATTTGTCATTTGTATTATCCATATACATTATTCTGCCCTGCACCATAGGCTAGACCGTCCATGTAGGGTTCCTTCTTATTGCGATTGGCAATCCAAAAATATGCGATCACGCCAACCAACGCAACAATCATCATGGCTGCGACCCCCGCGGCGATTCCAAACACCCGGTTCTTTTGATCATATGTGATGAATGCCTCTTCTCCCATTTATCTTATGATTCCACAAGAAATGGGTACACGAATGCCGCTACCACCACACCGAGTACCACAATATCGACAGTTCGTACGATTTTTTGGTATTTGACAGGAAGGGCGTCAAACTCTCGTGAATATTCCGCCGGTTTGAAAAACTTGCTGTACCACCCAAGTATCGTTGGTCGTAGATGATCATTACAGTCAAATAGAACATCATACCAAGCCAATAAAATATACGCAGCATTCGCAAGTAAAAACGCTACAACCATTCTGTGTAGGAACGACGAGGGCCGAGGTAACCAATACACCGTGAGGATCATTCCCGAGAACACAATACACTTCCAGTTCAAGGCCAACGGAGTTCCGAATAGACCACCACCCATTATGTGTATCCGGTTATAAGAATATATACACCACCGCACCCACCAAAGCACTGAACACCACCACATCTAGAAATACAATGAATGCACTCACTAGATTTGCAGCAAATCGAAGTCGACCGGTAGACATTTGTTTGTATAATCCACAAGATTGCGACCTTTCGTAACGGTACTCACCAAAACGGATTGGATCGAGTGTAGAGAGATATGGTCAGTGTGGTTAAACTCGAGGGGAAGCACACATACCCTCATCCAGCGTAGAAAGCCTTCATACGATACAAGTCTTTCTGAACACACACCATGTCCACAGCGATGGAGATTGCTCTCGAGCGAATCTACGACTGGCGGTTCGGGACACCTCTCGACCTGAGTGAGCTCGGACTCACAGGGCTCCCGAGTATCCCTGACGGAGTGGAGGAACTGAACGTTTCGTACAATGAACTTCAGTTCTTACCGAACGACCTGCCTGACACCATCCAGGAACTGAACGTCAGTCACAACTGGCTGACTGAGCTTCCCGACCCACTTCCCCGGGATCTCTTCTTTCTGATCGCAGACCACAACCGACTGACTCATCTTCCGGAGTATATGCCCAACAGCATCGCAGTCCTCAACGTCGGGTCCAACCAGCTGACGCACCTGCCCGACACGCTCCCGGAAGACCTGGACGAGTTGAACCTACAGTTCAACCAGCTCACGTATCTACCGGATACGCTTCCGGATGGCGTGACGAGTATTATCGTGTGCGGGAACCCGATCACCCTCCTTCCGGAGCAGATGCCCTCGGAACTCAGGAAACTCAACATCTACAAAACCAATATCACAACGTTCCCCGCCGCGTTCCCACCTCCCCATATGGTGCAGCTCACCGTCGATCCAAGTATCGGGATGTTGGCTCCGACACTTGATTCGATACACTGGTTGGGACGGAGGTTCGTTCCAGCAATCAACTTCAATTACGAGGAGATCCCCTTGTTCGTTCAAACGATCAACGAGTTGGCCGAGACCGAGTCTCGGGAGCGCTGCATCCAGCGCTGCAGCCACGTCTGGCAGGAACTGTTAGAGGTCAGCCTTCACCCAGACAGGGTAGGCACTATGCTAGGAGAGGGCGTCTCGCTCGGCGACATGTAAGTACGTGGAGTATGTATGTGAGGGATGGACTGTTTTTGCATGTCTAATGTTTGCGTGTTAGTTTGTGAGGGCGACCGTGTTTGATAGTCCAACGAGTTCCGGTCTTCTTCTCCCACTTCTTTAAGAGACCCTTACGCTTGGCGGTTTGGCTCTTCTTGATACTGACGATCCGACCATACTTGTTGTACTTGAGGTGCTTCTTCGTCAAGCCCCCCGGCGTATGGTGCGCGGTGTTGTGCATCACCTCCGCCCGAGATCCAACTGCTCGTACATGCGATCCTCCGGTTGGTACGTCTGTCATTTGTTTGTATACACGTTCTACTTTTTTCCGCTACTTGGGAGATATACGCCGATGCACATCGGCGTCCGATATAATTAGCTCGTGAGGAGCTTCCAGATATAATACACTACTGAAGAACGGAGACATGGCATTGTGAGATACGATATCCCGTATTTTTTCGTTCGCCACCAATGTCTTGAGTAACCTCTGTAAGAGTTTATCCTGATTCAGCGTCGGGCGCACCGTTTTGATTTCGACTCGACATGATGCACCATTCCACGCACACAAGTTTCCTTCACAATTGTCTGAACTACACGGGGAACGCATTTTCTTCACAAAGAGCGGCGGATTCGTTGCCTCTGTGAAGGTCAAGGTATCCTCCATCCATCGCTGAAGCAGTGGAGTCACTTCGGCAACCGATGGGGTATACTTTGCGAGGGCATTTCGTAGCGGACGATACTCTTCTCCACGGTGTATGTCGTGTGCCAACTGATACAACAAAAAATCAAAGACCTCCGCCTCGTACGTAATCGATCGAGATGTCGTGGATAATTGTACATCCGGTGCACCCCAGACGAGAGCATCTTCACCATGAGTCTGCACGGTATCGAATACTTCGTCGCTATTTCCCGACACGGAATCACTTCGCACCGGGATACGTAATCCCGACGCCGTAATAATCTCGTTGGTGACACCGGCTCGATTCCCTGCATCGTGAGCATACACATACCCCGCGTGAAGTCGAGATGCGTCCTTCAGATACTCGATCATATCCGAGTGTGTAGGAAACTGATCCGGAGCAATATCGGCATACCCGGATATCCGACCCTCTATAAACGTGGGGATCTGAGAGACCGGCTTGAACGGTAACAAGATCGTCTCCGGCAAAAATACCGCCTGAGCCCGGCCGTACGGATCCATAATCACCTGCATCTCGGGGAAACGAGTTCGCAGAGCCGGAATCGTATTTATGAATGCAAATGCCGTATCGATCGTGGGTATATCCGATACACATGCTCGTGCCCGAAGAAACAACAACTTTTTCAGAGTCGACGGTGGAAAAAACTGGGCTCGGTACAAATTTCCATTGAACTGAGGGGTTGTGGAAATACGAGCAACATGCGCAATATACTCGGGCTCATCTTCCCCAATCATGACCGCAATCGCTCGATTGGTATTCCGAACTGCACCAATCTGCATAAAACATCCCATATCCACGCGATCCGAGGACACGTATAGAACAAACAGCTGACAATCGAGCGAGAGAACTGCATATTCTAGTTCTTCGAGAACACTGAGTGTCTTGTCCTTGTATGCCTTGTCGATCGATGCCACTCGTCCAGCCAACTGTTCGCGATGAGCATACTGAGTGGGTATAATTGCCGGATTCCCCACTTCATCGTTCGATTTCCAGGTTCGAAAGAAGGAACATCGCATTGTGACTCCGACATTCTCGATGGGAGGTTTGATCGCGACTGGAAACTGTAACATCTGTGGAAGAGTCTCCGATGGGCGACCAATTCCCACCCGATACATTCCCGACTGACCCGCCTGGAGTCGATTCCCAGCGGCAATATTCTCAACATAATTCGATGGAATGTCGAGAATCTTACTCACTTGTCGTGGAATGTATCCTAGACGTAACGGGCCCAGACGAGTCTTGCTCTCTCCAAGAATATAGTATGCTTCGGATGCTGCCGCTGCTGCCGATTCCCCGCGAGGAGCACTGACTCGAGTTGTTTGTGCCGTCGTAAAACAGCACGGGATCGGTCGATCATTCTTTTTGGATTTATATTTGACAAACCCCGGGAACACAATCGTGGAATCTCGCTGAATCACCGGGAACTCGATGGGATCCTGTGTCTTTTCCACAGCCTTATCCAGGGAGCGTACTTTGCCCTTACAGACGGGGCACTGTTTGTCGTCTCCGATCTGGTCCGCACTCAACGGAATACGGTCAAACGTACACCAGAACTCGGGGCATATCACGTGGCCATCAGGATCTTTCACATCAAGTATCTTGGAGGAATCACCTTTCTGTGGATCATACTCTCCGTCCTTCATGCGTTCAAGATCGGCTGGAGTCAGTATGATCGGTTGCCGAGGCTTATCGCATTTACGGAGGATCTGGGGATCATCGGGATCGTATGTATCGGGATCAAATTCTCGCAGTTGATTCACAAAATAAGATGCCAGAGATGCGGCGGATTTCGTAGATACTTTTCGAGTCTTTTTGGCCGGGGCCGCCGCTGCCGCCGTGTCTGCCGCCGGTTGTTGTGCGACAATCGCATTGGATTCCGCCACTTCTCCCAATAATTCGTCCAATAAATCAAACTCTCCTTCCGCAGCGTCGGTCGTCGGGGCCAAGACGGGAACACTCTCTGCAGCGGACGCAGGTACAGTTTCCATACGAGACGGACAGACGGCATCCAATGACGTATCGTCTGGATTGGAAAGAATGTCTCGAAGTATGTTCATGTACTGAGTAATTCGCGGGAGATCAATGGCATACGTCACCACCGCCGTGGATGCTGCAAACCGAAAGGTGGGGAGATTTGCATACTGACGATCGAGAAGATCCGGATTATCGATAAGTTTATCTTTTACGGATGCGAGAAGACCTGTTGCTTCTCCTACGGTAATATCGAGTTCGATCGACACATCGTCGGGAGATACGGCTTCATTGTCCTTGAGTAACTGAACTACACGAAGTTCCGTGGGAGAAAGACCGAGATCAGCCTGATTGGATCGAAGAAACTTAAAGACCAGCTTGTCGTGATCCACAACTTCAAAGATACTGCGAAGACATCCGAAACGACGAAAATCGGCTTGTTTCATCTTGGCAGGGTAGGTGAGCGATGCCGAGGTATCCTGAAGAACCCAACGTGATGTATCGAGATCCCGTTCATCCACGAATGCGGCCAATCCGTCGATCGATACAAACCATTCTTTCAAGGTGGTCTGTAGTGATTCGAGACTTTCGGTCGATGTGTCGTCCCGATGACAGCTCATCGTAATTTCGGTGGAATTGATCGTGATCCGATCGTATACGAACCGTCCTGTACCACGAAACAATAAAAGAGCTGGTTTGTTTTTGGAAGGTTTCGTGGCAGTCCACCAGTATTGCCACATGCGCAAGTCGAGAGACGGTGTTTTAAGTTTCGGATTGGTCACAAAAAACTTGTGTCGAGACTGTTCTTGACGACCACCAAAGAATGTGATTACCGGAGTGGACGCATCTACGGTGGTTCCGTAAAAAATCTGTTCCATACGATTTCGAATTGCGAGGCCGAGATCGGTATCGACCAGGGGGATCTTCCAACGCGCTCGTAGAACGGTCTGGCGCTCCGGTTTTGGAGGGGACCGATCGAGAATCGCGACCAACAGATCATCTTCACGTCGAAGAGCTCGAATCATGTCGTCAGGAACCACGGCGGGGGATGTCGGTCTCAATAGTGGAAAATATAGGCTCTCATACACGTTGGGTGTGTACGGAATCACTCGGAATCCCCCGATAGGATACGGATGAACACTGGAAAAAATAGATTGAAGATCGATAGAGACCTGAGCAGCGGGTGGACTGTAGGGTGGTTCTACAGTATTGTCTAAGGGTAGAATCCAAGACCGTTCTTCGGATGCTCCGAGAATTCTTAATTCGGTGAATGCATCCTTGGATGCGTCGATGCTCATCCAGTCGGACTTGTCGTATTCGGTGCGTTCCAATGTCCACGACGGTTCGGTGTGCTCGGAAAATAGTTTGAGAGAGGACGCACCAAGTGGTTTTCCTTCGGGAGACATGCGTAGAAATAAGGATTCCCATTTGCGAGAATCTTTGGAATAGTAATTGGCGGGGAGTTCGGCTTGTACGTATAGTCTCAACTTATCGGGATGCATTCCACAGGCAATACCGATGCGAGTTCGAATCACGTCGATGGTGTCATCCAAAAAGAGTTTGACCGTTGCAGACCGACCGGGAAGTGATACCGAATAGGTCTCGGTCATTATTTTTATGTACCATAAAGTTAAATGTCAAACAATTCGTTAGGTGGGCAGAAGGCTCCGTATGGTTCATCTCAGATGCTAACTCGTCAGCGTCGACTGAATGCGGTTGCTCTCGGAGTTGCTGCGAATCCGTTAACCCCCAAAGTATTGCTTGAGAACGGTACGACGGCATCCTCGGCGTTAGGGTTTGCGTTGGTTCGGTCGACAGTTCAGATCCAGAACGGTATTACGCATCTTGTGAACAAGTTTGCTTGATCTACAGTGGCGAATCCGTAATCGTCATTCCACAATACGGTATAGGAGTTCGAGCATAGTTGACTGGAGTGTAGACGCCTAGTTTCGATGCATCTTGCAATAATCTTCGAAAATTCGCCCAGAACTCTGGGGTATGTTTCGCAGCATTCAGATCGGTTGTCATGAGATGTGCCATTTCATGAAGTACCACAAACATGACGGTATTTGCATCCACTAACGGAAACTCGGGTGCCGATGTCTTGTCTCGTAAACACAGTACGATCTTGTCTCCTTTATTCTCCGAATAGGATGTATCACTCGATGTCACATCATTTTCCATGAGTGCCGACGGATGAAATCGTTCTACCAAGAGTCGTGCGGGTGTATCGGACTGATATTCTTCCTGAGAATAGAATGTCTTGATGGCGGACAGATTCTTTTGAATTGTGACCATTAATTCTGCTGCATCGTCCGAGTGCGGAAGATTTTGAACATGATACTGTTCACCATCGGATGCTCGAACCCAAATAAGATTGTGTGGCCCTCCGACGATATATTGATAGGCTAAATAGGCTAGAACCCCGATCACCGCCACCAGAATGGGTAGAGGTACCTTCATTGTGTTTCGTTCCGACTATATTTAGAGTACCGTAGAATGATTACGTGTGTAGAATGGGTATACATTCTAGCACGGAACATTCATGGTGGTCTGTCAATCACGTTTACTGCTCACCAATCTCGAGGGTGCGGCGCATCAGATCGGGCTCGATCGTGGAGTTCAGGAAGGGGCCAACCGCTTTCCGGGGGTTGGGCGGGTCGGAGCGCACATCCAGGTTGGCGTTGCGCAGGGTCTGTCCGACCGTGTTGATACCGTAATGGTACCCCGGCGAGAGGAGGGCGGTCTGACCCTTGAGGTCGGCGAGACCAACCGGATTGGTGGCAGCCCACGACGCACCGAGGCCTCCCTTGGGGAGGAGCTCCTCCGGGGAGAGGACGGTCTGCGAATATGTCTGCTGGTTGGCCGGGATACGACCCTGCTGATCCAGGGTCGGGGTGAGATCACCGCCCTGAGAATGAGCGTTCATCGGCATCGGGTTGATCGACGAATCATTGGAGAGCGGTCCCTGAGGCTCGAGACCACCGATCTCATACCCCTCCATACTGAGAACAGATTTGGAACCAGAATAGGCATTCACTACAGCAACGAGGACAACGATACCCAGAACAATGGCACCGAGGCGAAGCATATTCTTCTGCGGAAGGAACTTCATCTCAATTTATATTCGTTCAAAGACAAAAATACGAGACTCTCGTACACTCTCGATCCAAAAAAACGCCCCGGTGGGGTAATGAAAGAGAAAAAGGGTGTGTTTGATGTACTGTTGCACGATGTTCTAGAGTGTGCTGCGCATCCCGAAACGCATTCATTTTTGGAGACCAGGGTCATTCGTCCACTACTCGAACGTATCTTTCGAAGTATGTACCCCTACCTTCTCGGGGTGTTCGTTCTGTGGATCCTCATGTTTGCTTGTCTCGCCGTGATTCTTCTGCTCATCCTCGCCGGTCGGAAATAGTTTGTTCTTGAGTTCTTCCTTGGACAAATCCCAAAACCCTCGCATCTTGCGTTCCGTGGCAATCGCTCGTAGCTCACTGATCGTCATCTTTTCCAGTCGGAACTTGAACGGAATCTCCGCCATCGCCAAGAGCTCCAGCAACTGTGCCTTGCTCATGATGTAATACTTCTTCACTCGCAACTTCTTGGCCTCCTTCTTCAGATCAGCAAGAGACATGTCGGAATACGTAACCATTTTGACTGACCAGAATACTCTCTTGGCGGGTCACCGATCCGTTTTTGTTCGGAAAGATAAACATAATGGATCTGGTGTCTATTCTTGTCGTGACAATCGTCACTCTGATAGGAATCGCGGCGGCTCTCTATGGGCACGGTATGTCTCACCTCAAAGAAATCAAACAAAACTGGGTTCAATATCGCTGTAATCCGATCTACATGCCTCTCGCCGGTATGGTGGGATCCGATATCATGACGAACTTTACCCACTGTACGATGCAAAGTATCCAATCCTACGCAGGGTTTGTAGTGGATCCCATCTTTCAGAACTTTCAAGATCTTCAGGAAATTTTTGGTTACCTGTTGACATCCATCCAGTTTATCCGTCAGAAAATGGCCGGAACCGTTGACGGATTCCTCGGAATTATCACGTCGGTCTTTGGCAAAGTTCAAAATACAGTGTCCGTCATTCTTCAGCAAGTTGGACGCGTCCGCACCATAATGAATCGGATTATCTCGGTATTTGTGGTGATGCTACACGTCGCAACCACAGGTCTTCATTCCGGAATGTCTATCAAGAATGGCCCAATTGGACAAACGGCCGAGTTTCTCTGCTTTGACCCGGCGACTCCGATCACGATGGAGGATGGAACCACGACACCTATCTCGGAAATTTTACCGTATGACGTACTCTCGGGCGGGACTATAGTCACCTCCATCCTCCAGCTCGATGGTCGTGAAACAGCTATGGTCAGTCTGTACGATATCGTCGTGTCTCGAAACCATAAGATTTTGTACATGGACTCGTGGATTCGCTGTGGAGATCACCCCGATGCCGTCGATCATCCGTCCGTCCCGATCATGTATTGTTTGAACACGTCGAATCATACCATTCCAATCGATGGAATGCTCTTTAAAGATTATGAAGAGACGGACGATGTGCACGAGTTTTACGATGCCGTGATGCGATTTTATGGTCAAAATAAGGTCCCACCGCTGCGTGTCCAGTACCCAACCACCGGGTTTTCGGAAGCGACACCCATTCGAATGGAAGGCGGAACCTTCGCGTATTATGACGACATAGCTCTGGGCGATCGAGTACTCCAAGGCGGTCGAGTGATTGGAAAGATCAGCCATATACGATCCACAGAATTTGCGACGGTCCGGGGTATCCCTCTCATGCCGGGAACCATGGTATTCCGTGACGATGGAACGCTCTACACGGCAATCAACGGACTCGACGATACACCGGAACTCGACCCGAATGGTCTATGTGTCCAACTCATCACCGAACATGCAAAGGTGGTGTTGGCGAACGGATCTATGAGTGTGACGATTCTCGATGATCAGGAGGTACCGGATCCAACGATCCACGAGAAAAGAGACGCAAAGGTTATGGAAGCCTAAAAACAATGATACTGGACACACTGGCGGTGGTCGCAGGGCCTGTCCTCATTGTGGGGGTCATCCTCTATTTCAACACGATGCGCAACATTGAACACCTACGGAAAAACTGGGTTCAGTACCGTTGCAATCCACTGTACATGCCATTTGTGCCTCTCTTGACCGACAAAGTAACCATTGCCGAGAATTTCCAGTTTTGCGCAAACTCGATGGCCGATACGGCATTCGGCTACATCACGGATCCGATCTACAAGGCGTTCGAGATGGTTCACGACCTTGTGGAATCCTTCATGCAGGATATTCAACATTTTTTGACCTATCTTGCTGGAATGGATTCGTTCATCTTTGCATTTGCCGACAAGATCTTTGGTACACTCGGGAATTCCATGTCGGTACTGATGGGTCAGATGGGGCGGATACGAGATATCTTCAGTCGGATTACTGCATCGGCATATTACGCGGCATTTGTGGCACAAACCTTGATTGAATTTGTCATGTCCCTCTTCAATTTTATGATGACCCTCCTAAAAACGGTCGTAATCATGATCTTTGCCGTGGGTATTATTCTGTCGTTATTTTATCCGATTATTTTGGCATTCTTTTTGCCACTGGGAACCCTGTTTGGGTTGACGTTTTACTGTTTTCATCCGGATACGGTAGTCCACACAAGTCGTGGAGATCTTGCCTTACGGGATGTGCGTCTTGGGGATTCCATCGGAGATGAGACGGGCGCATCCAAGGTAACGGGTATATTTCACTTTGATTGTCCAAACTATGTGCCACTGTACAAGTATAACGGAGTGATCGTTTCGGGTCGCCATCTTGTGCGTCACAACGGAGTATGGATGTATGTGGAGGATACCGGTGCACCCGAATATCATTGGGAGAGACCATCGAAGTTGGTGTGTCTGAATACATCGGATCACAATGTGTATATTCGAGGAACCGTGTTTCGCGATTATGAGGAAATCGGTGGGGATCATCCTCCGGCACTTCATCCAACGACATTGGTGACTCTTTCGGATGGAGTGACTCAGATTCCTTTAACGTCGGTGCAGGTGGGTACGCAACTTGTAGATGGTCGCGTGACCGGGGTTGTTCAATTGGATACGCAGGATAGCGATTGGTATATTGTGGATGGTCGTCTTATGACCACGGGGTCTCAGTTATTGGATACGGAAGAGTTTGGGTATGTGACGGCTCGGACGGTCGGTATTCCTATCTGTGCACCGCAATATGGTCTCCACATCTTTATAGACAACAAGGACGGTTGGTTCCAAGTGGACGATATGTACAGCGTTCGTGATTACCCAGACAGTCACAACGAGACGGTGTTGGCCGAGATTCAACGAGAAGTACTTGTCGAGCTAAACAGTACTGGCGTCTAAAAATGTAGTATAGTATAAACAACAAATGAAAGACAAGACAACGATCTTATTGGCACTGACAGTCGCTGCGTTTGTCCTGGCGTTTTTGTCGCGAACATTCCTGCGCGGAAAGGAGCATTTTGCTCAACAGGAGGTCGGAATGCCTCTCGATGGCGGTGGGATGGGTCTGTATGATGGTATCGATCTGGCGTCCGCAGGGAATATGTGGTCGAGCACCCCGAAGCCGACACCTCTCAAGCCGTATGAGAATGCGGATGATAATCAGCTGTTTCAGTATCAGGAGTCGAAGTTTACACCCGAGTGCTGCCCGTCGTCGATCACCAGTGATACGGGTTGCCTCTGTGCCACCAAACATGAGGAGCGTGAGTGGCTGACGCGTGGTGGAAATCGTATCCCCATGTAAATACTTACGTCGAATACCTCGCTCAATACACAAATGGACGGATTCAAGGTGGAAGAGATTGTTCAAATGTTTGTAGACGACGTTCGCAAGATTCGTCCGGATCTCGGTGGAATTCTGGATGCACACTATACAGTTCTGGATCCGGCAGTCGAGACTGCATTTTGTAGTGAGGTATATCGCCCGATCACGTCTGATCTCATCAAGAAGAATGAGGATATTTTCAAGGGGGACGTGCCGCGGTACATGTTGAGAGGTGTTGATTTTTGTCTATTTTGGGGGGACTTGTCGAATCGCGAGAAGGATACTCTGTGGGATTCTATGCGCAGTTGTCTCGTTGCGTCGTATATTGGTGGAGACTGGATGAAAATATTGAAGGATATGTGGTCGTCTCATTCGGGGCGAGAGGGATCGGAGATTGATGAGATTCTGAAGGATTCATCGACAAAGTCGCGTATTGAGGAGTTGCTCCAGTATTTCAAGGAGACTCGTATCTTCAAATTGGGTCTCGAGATGCTGGAGACATTCAAGATTGAGCAGTTTGGTCTTGAGGAGTTGGATCTGTCGGATCCGGCCAAGATTCTGGAGATGATCAAAGATCCCGAGAATCCGTTTGTGAAGCGGTCTACGGCGGTTGTGGGGCAGTTTATTGAGAATAAGATCCGTTCAGGGTCTCTTCGGAAAGAGGATCTGGTGCGAGAGGTTGAGACACTTCGTGAAAAGTTCAAGGACTCGTTGGGTCGGATATTCAAGGAGAGTCTGTTTGGTGAACCAACTCGAGAGACTCAACGTGCAGAGGTCTTGCTCAGTGGTTCCCCGGAAGCACGTCGAGCACGTATGAGCGCCCGATTGCAACGAAAAGTACGCGAACGCAGCGGAAAATAAGATGCATTCTAACAATAATGGGGCGAGAGGTATTTTGGTTACAAGACCCTGCAAATTTGTTCACCAAGCAGAACTGGTTGCGATTTGTCCCCACCGATACTATGACCGTCCCGGAAGCTCTCAATGCCGTTGTACGTTTCACGGTATACTTTAGTTCGGTGTTGACCCTCTTGTGCGCAGATACCAACTATCTGTTGTTTATCCCTATCGTCATGGGAGCAACCGCGATACTTGTCCGTCTGTATCCCGAGACTCAGATACTCAAAGAGACATTCTCCAACCGTGGACACAGTTCGTCGATTCAGTCTCCCACATCGTCGAATCCGTTTATGAATGTACTCTTTACCGATTATGTGGACAACCCTCAGCGCCCCCCGGCACCGGCGGATATCACATCGGTACCCGTGAAAGAGAGCATTGACGAGGCGTTTGCAAATACTCATGACCTGTTCATGGACACGTCGGATCGGTTCACTCTCGCCCAATCGGCTCGAGTATTCAATACGGTCGCGGCTACGACGATACCCAATGATCTCGACGGATTTCAGACCTTCTTGAACAAGGATAACGTATCTCGAAAGGCCGTATCCGAGACATATGTTGTAGCGAAAGGAAGTGCATTCACCTAATCCGTCGAAACGAACTAGGTAAGGAATAGACAAACGTCTACATCATAGGATGGTCTATCTCGATATAAGCAACCAGGGTCTCACCGAACTACCTCCAATTCCAGAGGATGTCACTTGGTTATTTTGTGGAAATAACGAACTGACACGCTTCCGCCAACGATAGAATGGTTTGTGTGCGTTGGAAACCGATGAATGGCTGGGGGGTCGGCTCATAGTGTAAATAAATTAGACAGTATTCACAATGGAAGCCGGAGATTACATTCGCCTGAAGAAAAACCGAATCGCCTTCAATAGCTATAATGCCAAACAAGTGGATCCGACCAGTGCCCGTAATAAAACGACACAGACTGATTCACAGACTCTCATCGACTATAGGATTGGTCCGAAGGTACAGACCTTTGGGAAAATAATCATTTTTCCAGGATGTTCTGGTCCGAGATGTACATCGGATAGCTACACGAGATAAGACGGTTCGTCGCTATCGAAAATAGAGATTAATGCTTCTTTTTGAGTTTGAGTTTTTTAGGAATGTCGGATGCATCCGTTATCGCTCCCACACTATGTACAATGCGGGGAGAATCGTCTTCGTTGTATTTTGCATAGGTAGGAAAGGCAGTTATATTGGCAAGTACTTCCGGGGGAATCGCTTGTTCTTCCACTTCAAGAATTCGAAGAGATGGCTGAGAAAACTGGCTGCAAAACTGTTTCCACGGCATTTTCGACATTTGACAAGCCGGACACGATTCCTTGTAGAACCGAACTACGATAGGTGAGGTATCTCGTAATTCGTCACGAACTTTTTCTTGTTGAGACTTGGATGTGTAACTCATTATTAGGTGGTACGTGCAAATTTTCGGAGATCATGTGGGTCGGGAGTCGCATGGGCATCCAGGTATACACCATCGATGAGTTCAAATAACTCGTGTACATCGGATGAAGAGCATCGAAAAAATTCACGAGAATTATTGGGACGTTCGTAGAGTTTGGCCAATAGGGTGTGCAACTGTTTCTCTTTCTGGGTATAGTCGCGAACCTTCTTTGCAAATTCAAGTCGAAATTCCGTGGGAACACCGGTGGTATATAATTCAGATGCTCGTTCACGGGGATCCTTGCCGGTTTGTCCCACTTTGACAAGACCCGGCATACTGGGGTTTGACATGCAGTAAATCCAGCCATCGTACGCCATAAATAATAATCGAAACCATTGCATAAATGGCTCGTTCCAAGTGGTGGACCGATGAGTGGAATACTACTCCCACCACTGGTGTCAACACCCGGTGGAACGCGGCATGTGCGACGCGTAAAGAAAACTACCCGGCGGCGGCGTAGGGTATAATATGTGGATCCAAAGTAATGGCTCAATTCTCACCGATCGAATGTCTATCCACGGTATATCCTATCGGAGAAGGATGGGTCGGTAAATCCACATCCGGTCAAGTGAAATTCTTTCAAAGTTTAGCAGATTATCAGAATTATCTGAATAATCTAGCTCGATCTGGAAAAATATGTCCAGATGTGTCTGTTCCTGTCGCTCCTCCGCCTGAAAAAACGACAGCAACTCCGTTTGCATATTTTATGGAGTTCTTACCTCGCAACCCCGAGGACTCTGCAAAATACAGCGCAATGTCCTCGTCTTGGCAGGGTCAACAAGCCTCTCAACAAGCGCTAGATCAGGGCAAATACCGCGCGGAAGAAGTCTTTGAATACAAGGCAAATGACCGGAAAGGCTAATTACTTTCAAGATAGAATGAGGTTCCCATCTGGATTGTTGGGATCCGGGAGTGCCCAGTTTGTCATTGTGGGATAGGTTGTCGGTGCGGCATTGGGATAGCTACCGTTATCCACGACAGGGTTATATCCGCCTTTTCGTGAATGACGCCGGGTTCGCCGCGATATCTTTCTTCCGCGTCGCCGATACACCGGTCGATCCGACGAAGACGACGACGACGAAGACGACGAAGATCGGCGATGTTTACGACGAAGACGCCGAAGCCGCCCCCGAATCTGTTTCTTGGTTTTGGGCATTATCTTTTGTGTATACTTTTTAATAGACGAATGATAGAGGATAAGACACTTGTATGGGGTACGTTCGTTCTCATTTTGTGCGTTGCATTTTTATTGATACCCGGGTACCGCAATATCGAGAAATACCAGAACATCTTGGGTGTCGATCCTATGAACAAAACCCCGGATCCACCGGTTGCACCCGGTTGGTTATTCCCGGGAGGAAATGATTATCTGCGTCACGAAAACTATGAAAACTACAAGGACAATCGGTTCTTTGTATGGCCGATTCGTGAGTCATTCACCGAGAGTTCGACGAAACCGTCGGGTGTACGTGTATTGCCTTCGCAGTCTATGCCTCCTCCATCGGTGCTCGAGGATATGAATACGACCGTGGGTACCGACAAGAAACAATTAGGAACCACCCTTCCTCCGCCGGATTACAGTGATTCGGATTCGAGTGTCCACGGACGAGATCGGTATGTTCTGAAAAGCTCTTTGGTTCCGTGCACCTGCCCTACTCATGGAATGAGCTGTCCACGACACGGGGGATCGTATCCGGCATCGACCGTACCCGGTAGCTGTAACGCAGATGAAGATATACAGAAACCCTTTTCTGCTGCATTTCCAGGAGAAAACGAACCGATTGGTTTTCTGAATTCTTTTAGTGCATTCATGAAATAAGAGAAATGTTTGGTCTTCCGAACATTCGTGGTAGCTGTTGGGTCAATACCGCACTTCAAGGACTCTTTTCTTGTCCGTCCTTTAAGGATCGTACCATCGCAACCGAGAATGAGATTGATGTGTTACTCGATGTTGTACAACGTTCGGAAGGACGTGATCGTCTTTCCGACTTGTTTCGAGCGATCCAGACGAGTTCGATTCCGGCCGGAGTCAATATCGGAGATACGCACGAACTTATCGTTCATTTGTGCGACAAGGTACCCTGGCTGGACCAACAGTTTCGATTCAAAGTGGCCAACGAACTCACCTGTACAACCTGCAACACCAAGGAACTTCGTGAGGATAGTGTCATCGAATTGACCTTGTCGGTCAAAGAGCGACATACCTCCATTCTGAATGCTCTTCAAGAGTTTATCAAACCAATTCAGATCGAAGGACGTGACTGTGATGTATGCAAAGAGAAGAAAACCGCCATCTCTCGAGTCTTGTTGGGAACGTTTCCGAAGATCTTGATGATTCACCGAGCGGCGTTGTCACAGTCGATCGAATATTCGAGTATATTGGTACTCAATCAGCGAAAGTATGCTCTGTTTAGTGTACTCTGTTACAACGGCGCTCATTGGTGGACATTTGCACGTCACCTTCCCCCTGGAAATGCATGGTTTGAAATTGATGACAACCGTGTCCGACAAATGACCGCAACTCAATTCCCAGTGGCCGACGCAATGCGGATCTTGCTTTATTTCCTAATGGAAGACTAATGGAAGCGACCGTCATTCTTGTGGGGGTACTCTTGATGGGAGTATTGCTGTACTTCCTTGTCTCCGACCCGATTTCGTTCTTGTTGTTTGGTATTTTGATTGCAATTTTGTTTTTTGTCCTGTTCTATTACGGATTTATAACCATCAAGACCAAAACCAACGAAGTGGATATCAATTATGCCCCTACACCGCCGATGCCGTCTGGATCCGGGGATTCGCACCACCACAGCCCGTCATCCACACCTACCGCCGTACTGGACGAAGTTTTTTACGTGGGTGACAACATTTTTAGCTATGATCAGGCTCCTGCCGTATGCAAAGCGTATGGTGCCGAATTAGCATCGTATTCTCAGGTCGAGAACGCCTACAATAAGGGTGCCGAATGGTGTGGATACGGCTGGTCCTCGGGTGGTATCGCTCTGTTCCCGACCCAGGAATCCACATGGCGAAAACTACAATTGGAAGTGGATCCGGCGAAACGCATTGCCTGTGGACGTCCGGGTATTAACGGCGGATATTTTGATCCGGCGACTAAATTTGGAGTCAACTGCTATGGTCAGCGCCCGAAACACAAAAAAGGAGTCAATGATACGGACAAGGCGTTTGCTGCAGCCGTTGCTCGTATCAAAGGAATGATCAATAAGTTTTCCGTGTATCCGTTCAGCAAGAAAGAGTGGTCGGAATATCAGCCAATCACGGATGCAGAAGCGTCGATCAAAGGAATGGGATCCGATATCTCCAAACGAATGTCCAAATGGGGAGCAACTGCAAAAGCGGAAGCCAATTCGGCCGTCGCCGAAACCGAACAGACGATTCAATCGGGATGGAACGGTATCCAGACCGGTGCCAACAATGCGTATACATATGTGAAGAACTTGTTTTAGGGTATGCATAAAACGGATCAAGTCACCGTTGTTCTCATTGACTCCTATGGACGCTATAGTAGTGGCAGAAGAACGTGTTCGTAACTGGACGTCGGGTATTCTATATCTGATACATCTTGGACTCACAGAATTGCCTGAACTTCCGGAGGGAGTTCTGCATGTATATTGTTATGGCAATAAGCTGACGACTCTGCCGGATACGCTTCCGGCGAGTCTTGTCACGTTAGATTGTGCCGACAATCAACTCACTGCACTGCCAAATACTCTTCCGGCAGGTCTTCAAGATTTAGATTGTGCCCGAAATGATCTGACGACGCTCCCGGATACTCTTCCGGCGGGTCTTACAAGGTTGGATTGTTACGCCAATCGGCTAACCGCCCTCCCAAATACTCTTCCAGCAGGTCTTCGATCGTTATCTTGCCACCGAAATCGGTTGACGACGCTCCCCGATACACTTCCTGTATCTCTTAAAAAGTTAGTTTGTTCGCATAATCGGATAACCAGGATACCCGAGACTCTTCCGGCGGGTCTTAATGAGTTCGATTGTGGTTACAATCATCTGACACGGCTACCGGATACACTTCCTGCGGATCTTCGATGGTTCTATTGTCAGCACAATCAGCTCTTGACTCTACCCTATACTCTTCCTCCGGCTCTTAAAATGTTCCATTGTAATAGCAATCGACTGACCACGCTCCCCGATACTCTTCCGGCAGGTCTTACACTATTGTATTGTGGTCACAATTGGCTGACCACGCTCCCGAAGACTCTTCCGGATGGTCTTATAACGTTCTTGTATTCTCACAATGCGTTTCCAGATCTTGAATACAATGAAAGCCGCTACGAGCATATCCACCGTGTCAATGCGATTGCCGAGGCAGCCAGTCAAGAGCGCATTACACAACGATGTGCTGTGTTCTTTGAAGAGTTGGCACAGAAAGTCTGGCATCCGTCACGTGTTGAGCGTCTTATGTTGGCGGGTGTAGATATGGAAGAGATGTGAAACAGATTTTCGTACTCTAGTCTATGTACCTTCGTATAAATTTTATAAGATAATGACAATAATGTCTACATTGCGCGACACCACTCTTCGATCTGTCGTTTTTGGAATGAAGGATGGAATGAAGGATGGAATGAAGGATGGAATGAAGGATGGAATGAAGGATGTCCAGATGACTCCGTATACAAACAAACAGGTCACTCTCGCACAACCTGTAAGCAGTGACAAGTTTAAACAATACATGTGGGTGCTCCATACGATGGCCCAGCTGTCTCGCTTGGTGTATTCGGATTCGGGGATTATACGTGAAGCTCTGTTGTCCGCTGAATTCGGGCAGGATAACAACACTGCAGTGAACAATTTAATTACATCACTGGACAAGAAGTATGCGTCACAGAAAAGGGCAATGTCTACATATGCTGGATCCATCGAAGGACGGCCAATGCAGTCATATGTCCTTCAGGAAGGGAAGGGAACGCCGTTTGCCCGGTATATCTCCAGCCCTTCAGATGTTACGTTCATGTTTTTGAACAAGAGCAAGTTGAAAGCACCATTTTTTCAGGATGGGGACGTAGTTCTTGCGTTCAAGGGTTCATCTACAGTCAAGAATTTCAAACACGATATTTATTCACAGGTGAAGATGCCTAAAGATATTTCAGATATTTTCACCACTGTTCCCAGGAATGGAATAAAAAATATGGTTCCGCCTGGGTTCGCAGACCCACTCTCAAAGAACTGGAACCTGGTTTTGCAGGGTATCGAAGACTTCAAGCCTCGTCGGCTGTTTATTACTGGTCATTCTCTCGGAGGTGCGTATGCGACAATATGTGCCTTTGTCCTCGGGCTGAACAAAAAGCCAGGTATTAAAAGTATACATCTCGTCTCGTTCGGGTGTCCCACGGTTGTGGCAGACGGAGCACGTAACACGTTCAACACCATTCTTGATTCTGGGTATATGACACTTGATCGCGTGGTATCATCATTCGGGAAAGTTCTGGACATTATTCCTGCAATTCCGGTTGGGTTCTCTCATCCTGGATTCCAGCCCCTGCGAACAGAGTTCTATCCTGAACTGAAAACTGGACGGGCATACAATCTGGATACGATCCGCAAGGTGTATACGGGGGGATTCCTTGGGATAGGAGAACAGAAGACCCTGTATGAAAAGGCAACTAAGACGCACAGTCCCACCAAGATGATTATACCTACAACGACAGTTGCAGGTAGGGGATTTCCTCACGCAGAGTATTTTTTGATGACGTTCCTGGGAGCGATGAGGTTATTGGGTATGAAGAACCCCGGATTCAAAGGTAATACCTTTATTGCCAACCTCAGTGATAAGGGAGTTGATTTCAAGTATGTAGATTCAAAGTCCGATGAGGTCTCGGCAGGGGAAGCAGACTCTACCGGTTCTACCGATGTTGGTGACCTAACAAAAGGAGCCGCCGAGGCCTCCAGGGCGGCAGCGGCCGCTGCGGGTGGGCGGCGTAAGACACGGAAAGTCCGCGACCGAGGTCGCCACCGGGCTACTCGCAGAAAAATGTAATGCAACCCGATGACTGCCTTTCCTCGGATACGCGTCTGGAACTGCAGTCAGATACCTGCCACGGTAACAGTGAATGCATGTACAATATGTGACACCAAAACAGATTTACATACTCTTTTCGTGGAATAGTTCAGGGATACCATGGAAGAAGCTAAAGAACTTGTCCGCAACTGGCAGTCAGGTTTTCTATATTTAGGGCATCTTGGACTCACGGAACTGCCTGAACTTCCGGAGGGTCTTCAACAGTTACAATGTTCCAACAATCAACTTACTAGGCTGCCCGATACTCTTCCAAAGAGTCTTACAGAATTATATTGTTCCTTGAATCATCTTACCCGGCTGCCAGATACTCTTCCTGCGGGTCTTCAATACTTAAGCTGCTCCCACAATCAGCTGACGACGCTGCCAGATACACTTCCTGAGGGTCTTCAACAGTTACATTGTCCAAACAATCAACTTACTAGGCTGCCCGATACTCTTCCAAAGAGTCTTACAGAATTATATTGTTCCTTGAATCATCTTACCCGGCTGCCAGATACTCTTCCTGCGGGTCTTCAATACTTAAGCTGCTCCCACAATCAGCTGACGACGCTGCCAGATACACTTCCTGAGGGTCTTACACAGTTAATCTGCTTCGATAATCAACTGACAAAGATACCCGATACTCTTCCTGCGGGTCTTACATATTTATGGTGTCATACCAATAAGCTCACTAGGCTACCTACTCTTCCTGCTGGTCTGACAAGTTTAAGTTGTTGCGACAATCAGCTGTTATTGCTACCCGATCTTCCTGCGAGTCTTACAATGTTGTTCTGTTCCAACAATTTGCTGACGACGCTACCTGATACTCTTCTTCCTGAGAATCTTCAAGTATTCGTATGTAATAACAATAAATTCCCAGACCGTCGTGAATATGAGGAGTCTATTCCAGAGTATGTAGCCCGTGTGAAAGCCATCGCAGAAGCAGACAGTAAAGAGCGTATCGTTCAACGATGTGCTGTGTTCTTTGAAGAGTTGGCTCGGACCGTCTGGCATCCGTCACGTGTTGAGAAGCTGATGTTGGCGGGTGTGGATATGGAGGAAATGTGAAAACGGATTCGTACTCTAGTCGTGGAATCGGTATCAGGAATACAATGGACATTGCAAAAGAAATTATTCGCAATTGGACGTCAGATGCACTCGATCTATCCAATCTTGGACTCACGGAACTCCCTACACTTCCGGAGGGTCTTAGGATACTCTATTGTTCCAACAATCGGCTGGACAAGTTACCGGATACGCTTCCGAACAGTATTCGGTTGATAAACTGTTCATACAATCAATTGACTACGCTCCCCGAGACTCTTCCTGCGAGTCTTGTATACTTGAGTTGTTCGTACAACCGGCTGACTCATTTGCCTGACACTCTTCCGAAGGGTCTCCTCGAACTGTATTGTAACAACAATCAGATTACCAAGATGCCGGAACTTCCTCCGGATCTGCTCGAGTTAGTGTGTGCATACAACCCGATGACTACCTTTCCTCGGATTCTGGATTATGCCGAGAGATGTATGCGTGTCCGGAACCGCAGTCAGACACCTGTCGCTTCGTAAGTTGCCGCGGTAACAATGTATGCTTCGTGAATGTATGTACACCAAAACAGATTTTTTACTCTACTCGTGGAATCAGTATCAGCGGTACAATGGAACAAGCAAAAGAACTCATCCGAAACTGGACTTGGGGTCCGCTGCATCTATCGTGGCTTGGACTCACGGAACTTCCTGAACTTCCGGAGGGTCTTCGAAGTTTATATTGCCAAGGCAATCTACTGACTCGGCTCCCTGATACTCTTCCTGCGGGTCTTAAAACGTTAGTTTGTTCTAACAATTGGCTGACTTGGCTCCCCGATACTCTTCCTGCGGGTCTTACTGAGTTAGATTGTTCCAATAATCAGCTGACCCGGCTACCCGATATTCTTCCTGCGGGTCTTACAAGGTTAGTTTGTTCGCATATTCAACTGACCACGCTCCCCGAGACTCTTCCTGCGAGTCTTGTATACTTGAGTTGTTCGTACAACCGGCTGACTCATTTGCCTGACACTCTTCCAAGTAGTATTCAGTTGATAGACTGTTCATACAATCAATTGACGACGCTGCCCGAGACTCTTCCAGAGGGTCTTACACAGTTAATTTGTTCGCATATTCAACTGACCACGCTACCCGAGACTCTTCCTGCGAGTCTTGTATACTTGAGTTGTTCGTACAACCGGCTGACTCATTTGCCTGACACTCTTCCAAGTAGTATTCGGTTGATAAACTGTTCATACAATCAATTGACGACGCTACCCGAGACTCTTCCAGAGGGTCTTACACAGTTATATTGTTCGAACAATTGGCTGACGACGCTATCCGATACACTTCCGGCGGGTCTTCGGGCGTTTCATTGTTACGGCAATAACCTCCCAGCCATGGAAGACGATGAATCTATTCCGGACTATGTCGCCCGTGTGAACGCCATCGCAGAGGCAGCCAGTCAAGAGCGCATCATTCAACGATGTGCTGTGTTCTTTGAGGAGTTGGCTCAGAAGGTGTGGCATCCATCGCGGGTAGAGCGTCTTATGTTGGCGGGTGTAGATATGGAAGAGATGTGAAACATATTTCCCAGTATGTCGCCCGTGTGAATAAAAAGAAGAGTTAACACACACGAAAAATCTGTCTCAAGAAGTAAGAATGGCGACCTTTACATCCAACGACGCAACCACTCGTGAATCTCGTTGGACATTTCAGACACCTACGAATCCGACAGACGCCCCTCCACGAACACCGTACGTGGGATCATTCAATGTCCCGATTGCCAAAGAGCGTATACAGCCGAATGTATTCCAATGGCTGGTGTACAAACCCCAGGACTATGCGATTCCTCCGTTCGAGTATTTCAAGAATACTCGAGCTCCTTCGCGGACGATGAATTCGGGAACGTCTTCGTCCGGCCCTGCGTCCTATCCTTTTCCACCTCAGTAGGATTTCAGATACTTTTTTGCGATGTGAATACAATGATACAACTCGCTCTGTTCACCGGACTTGGGTTGCTAGGATACATCCTGGCTACGCAATATTCCGGAACACCCAGCCCCAAAGAAACCTTTCTGAATCCACGACCCGTTCAACAGCATACCGATGGCGTGGTCGTGACTCATGAACCCGCTGGTCACAACAATATGGTACCATTTTTTGGCCCACGTGTCACGCAAAATATGCAGGGAGGTGCTCACAATAGTATTCTCGATACTTTTTCGGGGTCTGGAAAAGAACACTTTCAGAAACGCGAGGTGGCCTCCTTCTACGACAGTTCTCCCGGTGTCGATTTACCGTTTGGAAACCAGAATGAGAGCGATTTCATGCAGTCACGCATGGTTGCCGGAACTCGTATGAACAATGTGTTCCCGATCGACAAGACATATGTTGGCCCGGGTGTCAATGATGGATACACCGATAAGCCGTCCGGTGGATACCAACAGTTTAACGAGTTACAACAGTATGCCAAGCCTCGTACGACGGATGAACTGCGAACGGCGAACAAACCGAAACTCTCGTACGATCAGCCGGTCATTCCCGGTTCTCACTACATTACCAATCCTGGTCTTCAGGCTCCCGTCAACAAGAACCGACCCGACACCTTCCAGGTTCTCAAATCCGAGAATGGAGACATGCCGTATCTACTCACCACGACCGGTGCACAGGTGGCTCCCGCATCGTTTCCAGCCCAGATGCAGAAGGATCAACAGCGTGAAACAACCAGCATCGAATACTATGGATCAGGGGGGGCAGCGTTTACATTTCACAGCTATGTACGAGCATTCACCGAGCCGTTTGAGCAGTTTATGAGACTCACTGTGGGAGAATGGTTCGGTACCGGCGGTGGAGCAGGAGGTGCACTCCCGGAGGGATCGTATGTTGTAGATCCATACCTGGCGGCGTACACCAACCCGGGTCGTGAACAGAATGTCATGACCAATTACCAAGGTCCAGGCTATATTGCTACGAGCATTGGCGGCGATTCGTATGGTGCCATCAAGACCAATAAGGATGAAGGTATGATGGTGAATGTACGACAGTTTGTGGATCCTGCGAATGTAGTGACGACGGGAACCTCGGCTCATCAGCTCGGTATCCAGAAGTTCAATGAGCCGCTGCAGCAGGATATCCAGGTCTCACGCATCGAGTCTCCGATCTTGGACGCCTTCCGGTCGAACCCATATACACAGAGTCTGCACTCGGTAGCATAATGAATGACGTGTATGCCGCAATCGTCTACGGTACACTGGATGTAGACATTCCTGAAAAACTTACGTTGCGTCAACAACTTGAGGTGGTACGGATGGTGGTAGTGAATCCGTCGGCAATGTCGAGACTTATCCTACCGGAGGATTTCCACCCGTGGGCACGTCTGTTGTTGTCGAAGTAGGAGGCCCAACGACTGTTGTTGTCGAAGTAGGAGGCCCAACGACTGTTGTTGTCGAAGTAGGAGGCCCAACGACAGCCGGGGTGGTTGGAAAGAAAGCATGACACGCATACGCCGCTCCGAAACAACCCACGGCGACAACGACTCCGGCGACTCCTTGCATTCTGTATTGTGTTTGGTTCAGAAACTTCAAAATATCCTTTCACAGTAATGAACCTCATCGACGAGGGGATCATGTCCCGAATCCAGAACAACCTGGCCGAAGCTCGTAGCCTTCGAACAAGTTACGGAGCATTGTGGTTCAATACCCTCATGTTTCTGGGAGTACTACTCATTGCCTACCTCTTTTTGACCGCCCAGTATCATTCCACCAAACAGATTGTGGAACCCGTCAATATACCGAAAAAAGAACTGATCTGGAATAATTCGATACGAAATAGTCTCGAACACTAACAATGTACACGGAACTACTCATTCTAAAACTGGATATGGTCTATCGTGGCAAATCTCGAGACCAAATAAAACCACTTTTTGACACAAAAACGAACCCTCCCGCGACGGGAACAGGAGTCGCAGCAGCAAAATGAACATATTTTATCTTCACCCGAATCCTCGTCGTTGTGGTCGTTGGCACTGCGACAAGCATGTTGTGAAGATGATTCTGGAGAGTTGTCAGTTACTGTATACTGCGCACTGGGTACTGGCAAAAGACGACATTGAGCCACCGTATATCCACTGCGCTCCTGCCCGAGGATATAAGCCTACCCATGCAAATCATCCCTCGGCCAAATGGGTTCGCGAAAGTCTGGATCACTACCGTTGGCTCGTCCGACTCACTCGAGTCCTCTTGAACGAATACACGTTTCGATACGGACGGACTCACGCCTGTGAAGAACATTGGACATGGTTGGCATGTGTCGAACCCTCCGGACTCGTCTCCAGCGGGTTTCACGAACCACCTCAAGCCATGCCACCTCAATACAAACGGTCTTCCGCCGTGGCAGGGTACCGAGCATACTATCGACATGCAAAACAACATATCCTCCACTACACGGAACGTTCACGCCCTCATTTCTTGTGACTAGATAATATGGGCGACGACTATGGATATATTCAACTCGTACATCCGGAGAATATCAACATCGTGTACAGCCCAACTCACGCTCTAGTACACAACTTTGTGACATTTGTGAATCCGGCTGGAGAGTTGACTGCTCAGATGCAGATCATGTCGCAGCGGAATGCGGTAACACCCACGGCACACATAGCATATAAAATCAAAGAACGGCCGGGTGTAAAAAACCAGATACTCAAGGAAACGTATATGGGAACAACCCGAACCATTCCCCAAAACACGGTATTGCAATCTGTCGTGGAACAGGATTCTGCAATGGAGATACCTTTTTTCAAGTTTGCCACAGAAACAGAACGCGGATCTTTCTATAGAAATCCCGAGGCCGTGTCTCGAACAATTCAGACTCATCTGGCAGCAAATATTCTACAAAATATGGGAGTGTATGCAGCTACTACATCTTCACAAACCGAGGTTCGTACACTGCCACTCAAATTTGGAGAAGGAATCACTGCGGATGCAAATAATTCCAGTGCAGACTTTCGTCATTTTTGGACCGGCGCCTACGATACGAATTATCACCCCGTGGTATTCCATGGATATCTTGTGAATCCGGTGCAGATTCAGATAGGCGGTGTCCCCGTGACACTCCCGGCAGGGTTCGAAATGATACACCCAGTGGTGGGATCTACCATGCAGTATAATGCGGATCGCACTCACAAGACTGCAAATAATCCGACGGATATTCTCGAGAAACCGAAAATTGGTTCCGTCGTGCCCCTACCTCCACCTCCGCCCCCGCCGGGCCCCAACGTCATCTCTCAACAGCCATCTGCACAAGCACAAGCAGCACCAGCAGCAGAAGCAGCAGCAGCAGCAGCAGCAGTACCAGTAATAGAACCAGCAACAGTACCAGCAGTACCAGCAGTACCAGCAGTAGAACCAGCAGCAGTACCAGCAGTACCAGCAGCAGTACCAGCAGTACCAGCAGAACTAGGAGCAGTACTAGGAGCAGTACCAGCAGTAGAACCAGCAGTACCAGCAGCAGTACCAGCAGCAGTACCAGCAGCAGTACCAGCAGCAGTACCAGCAGTAGTACCAGCAGTAGAAACAGCAGTAGAAACAGCAGCAGTACCAGCAGCAGTACCAGCAGCAGTACCAGCAGTAGCACCAGCAGTACCAGCAGCAGT